TTGTATCCGCAAATAACTAGATATATTGGTGTTAGTCAATGGTGTTGTGATAAATTCAAAGAATTAACTGGAATCGAATGTGAATGTGTATATAATCCATTAGCAATAGACAAACCTGAACGACCTTTGATTATTGTTAGTGCAACAAGATTAACAAAAGAAAAGGGAAAAGACAATATGGAAAAGTTTGGTCAATTACTAAACAAAAATAAAAGACCATATCTTTGGTTTGTATTTACAAATGACACAGAAGCGATAAGCAACCCTAATATTGTATGGTTAAAACCACGTTTGGATATATCTAGCTTTATGAATATGGCTGATTTTGTTGCACAATTTTCAAAAAGTGAAAGTTATGGATATGTTCCTAATGAAGCTGCTACGTTGGGTACTCCTGTTTTAATTACACCACTTCCTGTATATGAAGAATTAGGATTTAAAGATGGTGAGCATGGATTCATTATTGACAATTTTGATAACTTTGATGTTAACAAATTATATGAATGGAAAAAACATAAAATAAATTATACAGCACCAGAAGACACTTGGGGTAATATTTTAGCAAAAGGTGAAAGCACTTATAAAAAAGAAAAAGCTGATTTGGTAACAGTAGTGGGACTAACACAATTCAGTTTAAATGCTTTCAAAGAAATTAAAAATTTAATTCGTTTTGATATGAATGACAATCAAGATGGTGTTATTTATCAAAATGATATATTTGATTGTAGTGTAGAGTTAGCGGAATATTTAATGCGTAATAACCCTACACACAGACAACTTGTTAAGTTATATGATGAAATAGAATAAAGAGGTTTAAATGATTATTGAAAAGGATATTGTGCTGAAAACATATATAGTATGGGAAGTACATAAGAATTGCAAGGTTGAGCTTTTTAGAGGAACAAAAAAAGAATGTAAAAATTTTATAAAAAGTATTGACAAATAAAATATGATTTGATAATATAATTACAGAAAGGTAAGGTATTATGAAAAACATATATAAAGAAATAGTTAAATTAAGAATTAAAAGTAATAATTTAAAAAGTCTAGCAATAGACGAGTGTTTGCCTTATAAAAAGGCTCAACCATTAAGAAAGAAAAATGAAGAAATTTCAAATAAAGTATTTTTTTATGAAAACTTTATAAAAGCTATGAAGAAGCAAAGGAGTGTTTAATATGATAGCTATGTTATTAATTACAGGTATAATGAATAAAATGGATATGATTCATGGTTGGTGGTTATTCTTGCTTATTTTAGGTTGGATATGTACCACAATAAAAATATTCTGTGATAACGATTAGGAGTTTAAATATGTTCGATATAGATAAAGAAAGATTTTTAAGATTATATGATAGTTTCGAAAGAAAAAAAGAAGGAACACAATTAAAAAAATTGGCAGAAGAACAACAAGAATTAAACAATGCTTTATTATTATGGCAATATGGATTAAATCCTATTGAAGATGTCATACAAGAATTAGCAGACAATTTTATATTATTATATCAACACATGTATGCTAATGAAATAGAACCAGAAGAATTGAAGAATGTTATTCTTGAAAAATTAGATAGAACAGACAAAAGAATTTTGAGTGGCTACTATGACAAACATTGATGATTTAGTAACAAGAAATATGAAATTAGCACCTTTTATGATAAACAAATTAGGTTTAGGTCATAAGATGGATGATTACATAGACTTAGCATGGATAGGTTTAGTAAAAGGTGCTAAAACATACGATCCTGAAAAAGGGAAAGAAAGTACATATTTGTGCAACGCAATATATTTATATCTTAGTGGTTATTTACAAGGTGAAGCAAGAAAAAATAAAAACAAACCAATAATGTTGTCACTTGATTATGTACTACCTGTAAATGAAAATGAAACATACACATTAGGTGATACATTAGGTAAAGAAGATGAAGACAAAACATTATTGTATAGTATTGAAAAAGAAGCAAATATTGTTTTGAAAGCTATGAAAAATATGGGTTATCATAATCAATATGCTGATGTAGTATGTGATTATTTCGGTTTTAACAGGGAGAAATTGTCAAGTATTGAAATTAGAAAAAAATATAATATATCAAAAATGGTTTTATCATTGATAATAAATAAATTTAGAACAATGTTAAGAAAAAGATTAGGGATGGAGAAGAAAGAAAATGGAAATAAGAGAATTAAAAGATAATGAATTAAAAATTGTTAATATGATGTATGAAAAGTTTATCGAAAAGAATCCGAAATGGGGAGATAGCTTAGATTATGTTGTAAAGAAATTAGAAAGATGTCAATATTGTGGTGAATTATTTGAAATTGATAATTTGCAAAAAGTATGGTCAACACAAGATCAACAAGAATATGTTTGTTGCAATGGTTGCAAACAAATTATAGATTCAGATAATTTAGTAAATACACAGAATGGAGTGTTGTTATGAAAAAGAAAGAATTTAAAGATAGAAAATTACAGAATGAATTTTTAGCTAGATTGGATACTTGTATAAAAATGTTTGATGAAGCTGATAAATTCTTTGATGAACTTAATGATTATATTGATAATAAATTAAGTGAAGATTGTAGCATGATTGATAAAGAACGAAGTGATTATTTACATTTGATAGAAGATTACGAGCTATCGGATGCACAAATGTTAAAGATAACAAAAGCATTAGAAGAAAATGCAGATAAGAGAAGAAATTATCATAATATGTTAGCATTAGGAAGTGTTTGGAGAACACATAAAAATAAAATACATGAAAAAAACAATCGAGGAATGTTAGTAAGAGAAATTTCAAATAGAGTTAGCAATCTCGATAAAGAATATAATAATAGAGTTATTGATGATGAACAACTAGAACATTTCTTTGATGAACCTAAAGAAGAAAAGAAAATAAGAAGAGTAAGGAAATATGACGATGATATTGTAAATAAAATAAGAAGTCTTAGATTAAAAAATATATCAGTCATAGAAATATCTAAAAAATTAGATATACCTATACCATCTATATATCAACTATTAAGAACAAAATAAGGAGAGATATTATGGAACTTTATTCTGAATTAAAAAAACATTATCTTGATGAAAGTTTAAAAATATTTCCTATAGTAGAAAATGCTAAGACACCACTTATTGAAAATTGGCAGAATGATTGTTCTTGTTCACCACTTCAAATATCATATTGGTTGAAAAATGCACCTAGTTGTAATTGGGGGCTTCCTTGCACTCCTAATGACCTATTTGTGCTTGATATTGATGTTCATAGTGTAAACGGACTAGAGAGTGCTAAAAAGCTCTTAAATGACCTAAAAATAAGCGAAATCGATACATTGTGTCAAAAGACACCGAGTGGTGGACTTCATATCATATTTAAAAGTGATTATGAATTAAAACAAGTTGCAAATACAGCAAATAGTTTTAAAGATTATCCAGGAATTGATGTGCGTTCTGATGGTTATATTCTTGTATATCCTAGCACTATAAACGAAAAACAATATACTTTTACAAGTGATAAAGAAATAAAGTCAATGCCGATCGAATTAAAAAACTTTATATTATCTCAAAAAGATATTATTAAAACTGAAAAAGAGCATAAAGAAGAATATGTTAAACCAGAAGAAGTTGGTGAGGGTGGTAGAGATAGTGCATTATTTGAATATATTACAAATCTTTATTATAAAACAAGGTTAAGTAAAGAAGAAATAATGTTACTTGCTAATGATTTTAACAACAATATTTGCAACCCACCCCTACCTAGTAGAGATGTTAAATATAAAGTAAATAAAGCATTTAAAAAAGAAAGAGCAAAATGTATCTATCTGTGGTTAGGAGAAAAGGAGGACGAAGATGTTTGATTATGCTGGTTTAATAAGATTATTAGAACGACATATAAGCGACAAATCAGATGTAATATTATATGTTTGTGTCAATAAGGTAGCTAAGAAAAATTTTAAAAAAACAAGAACGGATCTTGTTAATCCATTTGTGTTAACTATCGATGAGATTTGGAGCAACAATGCTTTAACTGGGATAAGATTTAAAGATTACAAAATTATATTCTAAAATAAAAAATCCGACACGAATGTCGGAAGTGTTGAAAGGAATCTACAATTATCAACACTATGATAGTGTACTATATATTTTAAATTTAGTCAAATTTGTGTTGACAAATAAATACAAATATAGTAATATATAGATAAAGGAGGGAATAGATAGTGGAAACAGAATTATATAGAAAAATTATGGACATGTTATATGAATCAGGATTGACTAAAAGAAATTTTATTCGTAAATATGATATTCCTAGAGGTTGGTTTATGGAATTTACAAATATCACAAAAGGTTTTAGACCATTAAATCCTAAAACAATCAGCATGTTAAAAAATAAATTAGGTATAGATCCTATTATTTGTGAAAAATATAATCTTGAAATAAAGAAAGAACGTGAAGCAGAATGTACACAATCAGAGTTTTAGATTTAAAAACAAAAACAATTACTGAAAAAACATTATACGAATATGACTTTTATGAATATAAAAACAAGATAAAATTTTCAAAAAATTTAAGAATAATAAGTGAAATGAGAGTGTTTTAATGGGTTTAAAGCAATATAATGTAGGTAAAAGTTGGGAACAAGAAGTTATGGAATTTTATATGAAAGATGGATATAGTACTTTCAAAATGCCTACCGAAATAGATGGAACAGTATTTGATATTATCGCACTTAAAGGAAATAAAGCAATTTGCATTGAGTGTAAGCATACGAGTACTGATAAATTATATTACAAAGCAAGTGGGTTAGAACATAAAAGAGATGAGTTAGATAACTTTATTGCAAATGGAAATACAATAATAATATTTATTAAATCTGACAAAACAGGGACATTTATATTAGATTGGGAAAATGCAAAAAAGATATTTAATGAAAAAGGTTATTTAGTCAAAGAAGATTGTATTGAGGTGATGATTTAAAATGACTTATGACAAAATTAATGAAAAATTAACAATTGATAAAACTAATTGGATAATCGATCCATACGAAAGATACGTGTGGGGAGATATAAAAACAACACAAGATTATTGTAATGCACTACAAGAAGAAAGAGGAGATAAGATGAAATTGATTGAAATATATAAAGAAAAAAGTTTAAAAAATATAAACAATTATTATGATAAAAAAATAAAGGAGCATAAGGAATCTGATCCGATTTATAATAATTATCAACAAATAATAAACGAAGCTAATGAAAATTTAAAAAGACTTTATAATAGTCAAAATCATTTAGATAATTTATTATATGAGTTAGAAGAAGATTATAATTTTTCAGATAATATAGTATATGTTTTATCTTATAATGGTGATGATGAATATATAAATCAAATTAAGGAAGAACGCAAAAAAGTTATTAATTCCATTAAAGAAAAAATAGCAGAAGCAGAAGCTCATATTGAACTTATTAATCAATTTACTGATAAAAATTATGAATATACAGATGTTATCGATATATTAGCCGAATATGGTATTACTGACGAAAAAGGACATATTACACCTTATGAAATAAAAGAAGAAAATCCCAGTCAAACAACTATCTCTTCTGATACTTTATGTCCTAAACAAAATTGTAAAAGAAGAGGAAGAAAACCAAACAAAAAGAGTGAATAATGAAGATTTCAATATCTAATATTATCCATATCAAAGAACCAACAGAAGCAATTAAAAACTATTGTAAAAACAATTTAACATTTACAAATCCTGATTATCAAAAAAAGAAATCAATGGGCTTCTATGTTTACAATATACCAAAAGAAATAAAATTGTATGATTATTATGATGGTGATTTATTTGTTCCCTTAGGTTGTTTTGATGACCTTTGGGAAATACACCCATATAAAGAAGATTATAAAGATTATAGTGTTTCAAAACCTATAAAAATAAGTTCAACAATAAATTTACGAGAATATCAAAAACCTTGTTTAAAAGCTATTGAAGAAAATTATAATGGATTATTTGTATTACCAGCAGGAACTGGGAAAACAGTTGCCGCTCTTGAGTGTGTAAATAACTTGAAACAAAAGACATTATGGTTAACAAGAACAAAAGATTTACTCAATCAAGCAAAGCAAGAATGTGAAGATAATATGACTTGTAAAACAAGTACTATTACAGAAGGTAAATGTGATTATTCTGGTGATGTTGTATTCGCAACGATACAAACACTCATAAATGTTATCGAAAAAGGTGAAATACCACAAGACGAATTTGGAATGATTATTGGTGACGAGATTCATAACCTTTGTATATCTGGTGAATCAGTATTACAATTTTATAAATGTTTTACATATTTCGCAAGTAGATACAAAATAGGACTAACTGCAACACTCCATAGAGCAGATAAGTTACAAGATAGTATTCCTAAAATCGTAGGTAAAGTGTTATACGAGATGAAAAAAGAAAATGATATGTTTAACGGATATTATCTAGGACAAAAAGTTGTATCTGTTGAAGCAAATAAATTTCAAATACCAGCTCAAATATTTCTAATTAAAACAAAATACAATGTTATAGGTAAAGATGTATTTGATAGGAGTAATCAAACAATAGATTTTGCAAAACTTATAACAAGCATATCAAAAGATAGAGATAGAAACGCATTAATTCTACAATTACTTGCTAATTTGAAAGGATCTACAATCGTTGTAGGAGATAGAACAGAGCAGTTACAATGGTTAGCTTCTAAATGGGGTGAACATGCTTTATTTGTTGATGGGAAAACAAAAAAGGCTATCAGAGAAAAAGGTTTACAAGATGTTCGAGATGGTAAAATTGAATACTTATTCGCAACTTATAAATTGATTGCAGAAGGATTTAATGCACCGATATTAGAAAATCTTGTAATGATTACACCAGTAAAAGATTTGAGAATTGTTGTTCAAAGTATAGGTAGAGTACAACGTCCTTATAAAGATAAAAAGATTGCAAATGTTTATGACTTAGTTGATGATGTTGGCAAGTTGGATAAGTTTTTAAGAGAAAGAAAAAAAATATATAGAAAAGAGGGTTATGATGTTAGAGAATGAAAGCATAACAAATAATGAAGAACCTAAATTTGAAAATTATAAACAAAGACAAAATTATTATAAAGAAAAATTTAAAAATAGAGGAACTATCTTTTTTGCACAAAGACCAAAAGCTAGAGTATATGCGGAAGGTAGAGTAGGATCAATCAAAGAGCAAAAAGGTAGAACTTATAGAAAGATAAAGGAGAACAATTAGTATGGGATGGTTTGTTACAGGAATTGTATTAACAATTATCGCTATAATAGGTTTACTTATTTTTATAGCATACAATAGAGAAGAAAATGATTGGAAAGTAAGTCATTTACATTGCTTGTGGGGGTTATTTGGATTATTAATAATTATTCCAGGTTTTATAGGAAACGTTGAAACTGGAGAAGTTGGAATAAAAACTCGTTGGGGACAAGTTGTAAGCACAAATTTAAACGAAGGTTTGCAAATAAAAGCGCCATGGGAAGAGATAATAAAAATGAACATTAAAGTTCAAAAATATGAAAATGAAGTAGGTTTATCAAGTAGTTCTAAAGATTTGCAAGTATTGAATGATATAATAGTGGCAGTAAATTATCAATTAGAAGGTGATAAAGCAGTTGAATTATATCGAAATGTTGGTGAAAATTATGCGGAAACTATTTTATTACCAGCAATTCAAGAAAGTGTTAAAAGTGTGTTATCACAATATACCGCAGAAGAAATTGTAACAAAAAGAAGTGAGATTGCTAATGATATTAACAACAATTTAAGTGATAAATTAAAAGAATATGGTATTATTTCATTAAGTGTTGCTATTAAAAATTTTGATTTTAGTGCTGAATATAATGCTGCTATCGAAAGAAAAGTTGTAGCCGAACAAGAAGTTCAAACGTCAAAACAACAACTTGAAAGAGCTAAAATCGATGCAGAAACTAAAAAAGTTCAAGCACAAGCTGAATCTGAATCAAACGCTATATTAGAAAAAACATTAACAAAAGAAATATTAACAGAAGAGTTTATTCAAAAATGGAACGGACAATTACCAAATACATTTGCTGGTGGAGATGTCTATAAAATATTTGGGTTAAATTAATATGACCTTTGACGATTTATTAGAAAACCTTTGGGGATTTGATGCGGAGTGTTTTGCTCACGATGCCTTATTTGTATTTATAAATTATACAACAAAAGAAAAGAAAATATTTCATAATAGTCCAGCTAATGAACTTCAAGAATGGCTAGATAAAACAAAACCTATCTTAATGGGTTATAACTGCAACAACTTCGATAAACACATTCTTCGTTGTTGGTTAGCTGGTATGTCACCAGAAGAGTTAAGAAAAGTTAGTGATTATATCGTTAACGATGGTAAAGGCTGGGATTTTGATGTTGGTTATATGGAATTACCAATAATGTGGGATTTATTTAATGAAATAAACCCTCGTAAATCACTAAAAGAATTAGAAGGTAATTTGAGATTACCAATTACAGAAACGAAAGTAAGTTTTGATTTACCAACTAAATGGACGGACGAACAACGTGATGATGTTATTTATTATTGTACCAAAGACGTTGAAGCATTATTTTCTATATTTGATAAATTAAAAACGGGATATAAGTCTAAATTTATTATAGCTAAATTTGGTGGAATTGAACCAGTATTTGCCTTATCGCAAACTAATGCAAATTTAACAGCAATACTTTTAGGTGCGAAAAGAAAAGAGCATAATGATAATTTTTGTTATGTATATCCTAAGTGTATTGATAAATCAAAAATACCAAAACAAGCATTAGAGTTCTTTGATGATATAATTGAGCATAATGATCTTGATTATAAACCAGAAGCACCAGAAATTGAATATGATGATATATTATTCCAATTAGGTGTAGGTGGAGGACATGCTTTTAAAAAACAAGGTGTATATTATTACGATAGAAGCAAATCAAGAAAAGTATTATGTAACTGGGACTTTACAAGTTTATATCCGAATTTAGTAAGATTATTTGGATATTCAAGTAGAAATCAAAAAGATAAAGGTGCTTATGTAAATATTTTAAGTACTCGTATGACAGCAAAAAAAGGTCAGCTAAGCGACGATTTTCTATTGCCAATGCAATTAACCAATAAAGACGTAAATATAGGTCTAAAGTTGCCATTAAATGCATACACTGGTGCGTTACGTGCTAAATTTAACGCACTATACGACAATTTACAAGGGTTTTCAATTTGCACAACAGGACAATTGATTGTGTTGCAATTAATCGATGATTTAAAAAAAGTACCAACATTAGAAATGGTATCTGCTAATACAGATGCAGTAATGTATGAAGTAGACATTAAATATAAAGAACAAGCTGATAAACTAATTCATGATTTAGAAAAATTAACTGGTCTTGAAATGGAAGAAGATAACATTGTTAGAATTGTAATGCAGAATGTAAATAACTATTGTGAGTTAGTTCAAACAGGTGATAATGATTATGCAATAAATTATAAAGGAACTAATTTTGAATGTGATTCCATCAATAAAAATCTAAAACTCACATGGGATAAAGAACAAAAAATATGGGAAACTAGTTTTACAGATGCTTTAAAATGTAATAGTTTAACAATAGTTGGTGAAGCATTATTAAAGGTATTATTATTGGATATTCCAGTTGAAGAAACCATAAATAATTGTAATGATATTTTCCGTTTTCAGATGATAAGCCACTTAGGACACACTTATGAAAAATGTGTTCAAGAAACACCTAACGGAGATATTGAACTTCAAAGGAACAATCGTATTTATTCTGGTTTAAAACCTAGTGGTATGATAATTAAAGTTAAGCCAGATGGTAGGAGAGATTCACTTGCTAATTGTCCTGAAAACCCAATAGTCGACAACGCAAATGAATTAACTATTGATGATATAAATAAAGAGTGGTATATTAAAATTGCAAAACAAAGAGTAAATGATTTTTTAGGAGTGAAGAGAATGGAAGAATATAAAAAAGAAGAACTTGTTGAAATAGCAACAAATATGGGTTTAGAATTTGATAAAAAGATAAAAAAAGAAGATTTAATAAAATTAATTGAAAATAATAAGAAAGAGGAAAAAGAAATGAAAACAGAATTAAATTATAATGATTATTCAATATTATTAAAAAAGATAAATAAATTTAGACAAGCTGTTCAAGAACACGAATTTGTCCTTGATAAATTACTTGCAGATAATTTAGGTGGTGGAGAATATTCGAGTATAGGTCAGTTTTATAATTTTACACAACAAACTTGTCTTAAATTAGGTTTAGATTTTTCATTTGAAACTTTAGAACAATTAAGATTTGAAAGAGCAGTAATGACACCTAGTGTTGGATCACCTCGTCATTTATCAGAAGTTGTTTGTATGATAACTTTTACTGATTTAGATACTGGTTGTTCAAAATCTTATAAAATGTTTGGTAGTGGCGCAGATACTATAGACAAAGCTACAGGTATTGCTGAAACAATGGCTTTTAGAAATTGGTTTAAATTTAACTTCACACCAAAAGAAAAGTTTGATTGGGAAAACGAAGCTACTGAAACAGAAATAACTGAAAGTAAAGAAATTAAAACACCAACATACATTCCACCACAAGTAAAAGAAGAAATAAAAGAAAAAGTTGTCGCTACTGAACAACACGAAGTATCAGACAAAGACGATAGTGATAAAATTGCAGATATGATTATGCAAATAAGAGAAAAAACGGGTGATAACGAATACGGAGAAGTCGCATTAGATTCATTACAAAAAGGTTTATTTCAAACAACAGAGATAGATCAAATAAAAGTTGCAATAGAAAATAGATATTTTGATACATTTGGAAAACAATATAAGTAAGAGGTACTAAATGGAATGGTCATATAATGATAATAAAAAAAGTATAATAATCGATAAGTTACCTAAAAACCATCTTAAAATTTCCGGACATAGACTTTCAAGTGTATTAGGTGTTAATAAATATCAAACCGCTTTTGGTGCGTGGTGTGAAATAACAAAACTAGCTAAGCTACCTTTTGAAGATAATAAATATACACTCGCTGGTAAAGCAATAGAACCGAAACTTATCAAATATGTATCTCAATTTTATCCTAATGTTAAAAGCATTGAGGATTATTATGGAAATATATTTGATGAATATAGATACGATAACTTCAAAGAAGAATCAAAAATATTTTCTGGTGTAATGGATGCTGTCGCAACATTAAATGATGGTAAAACATTGACAATGATTTGTGAATGTAAAACGAGTAGCAAACCGCAAGACTGGGTTAATAATCAGCCTCCTGCTGATTACCAACTACAAGGTGCATTGTACGCATATCTTAAAGGTTTAGATAGAGTATTATTTGCTTGTTCATTTTTAACAGATTTAGATTATGCTAATCCAGAAAATTATGTTGTCAATGAATCTAACACAATTCTTGTTGTAAAAAAATTATCAGACATTTTAATTCCTATTGGAGATAGATATTTAAACATTAAAGAATGTATTGAATATGCAACAGAATGGTGGAAAAAGTATATTGAAAACGGAATAAGTCCAGAATTTGATGAAATTAAAGATAAAGAATATTTATCTATTATTCGTGCAAGTAAACCTTGTGAGGATAATGAACTAATTGATGTTTGCGAAGAAGCAATTAAATTAGCAAAGGAAATAAAAGACCTTGAAGTATCTAGTGGTTTAAAAGCAAAACAAGATTTATTAAAAACACTAGAAGCAAATATCAAAGATAAAATGATAGAACAAGAATTATCTACAACAGGTAAATATAAATTAACAAAAACAACTAGTAAAAAATTTGATGAGAAAAAACTTGAAAAAGATAATCCAATATTGTATAATAAATATGTTAGTGAAACAATAAATTATAAATTAACTAAAGATATGAAAGAGGAAGAAGAAAATGAAAACAATTAAATTTAATTTGAGTAATAATTATCAAAAGATGGAAGCTGGAGAAAAGATTTTAACAATCGTTGATTGTAAAGCAGTACCTAGTGGAAATCCAACAGATGTAAAAATAGTATGGCAAGATGAAAAGAAAGTTCAATTAACAGAAAATATAAATTTAGATAGAGCTTTATGGAAAATATCAAGAATCTGTGAAGCAACTTTAAAAGTAACAGATGGTGAAGAAATGTCTATTGAAGATATGTGCAAACAATTAATTAATACACAAGTTAAAGCATTAGTAGAACATAGACCAGGAAATAAACCAAGAGAAGATGGTACAATTCCTACATTTGCAAATGTTACTAAAATATTGGGTGGTGTTGAAATCACTAGTGCAACACCAACTCAAACTGAGAACCCTAGAAGTTCAATTCTAGAAGGTCTTTAATATAAAGCTACCTATTAGGTAGCGACGAGTGTATATGTTATCTTTGGTGTTACACCCATGTTTTCTATTCCTTTCATATACACTCATCGGTACTTAATAGTACCCACATTTTTTCCACAGGAGTTATACAACTCCTTTTTTTGTGTGTATTTTTTAGTAATTTATTGGTAATTTTTAATAGTAATAATAGTTATATAATCCCATTAGAAAGCAAGTAAAAAGGCTTTCTGATTGAGAGGAGAGATTATAATGGAAAGTTCAAATAAAAATGAAGAAACTTATATCCATAATCTCTCCATTTTTTATGGTCTTGATGAAGATACAGAAATATATAGTATATGGTTATTATTACTATTGATTATCTTATTTAATGGCTCAGAAAGTGAGGAGAAAATATGTACGGAAACTACTACGGACAAAATATGCAACAAGCAAACTTAGACAATATAAACAATCAGATTGCAGAATTAGAAAGAATGAAACAAAGAGTACAACAACAAAATGTACCGCAACCAACAAATCTTACACAAAATTTTCAAATAGCACCTAGTACAAATAGAGAAATAATGAGATATGTAAATTCTATAAATGATGTCAAAAAAGAAATAGTAATAGGTGATACACCATTCTTTAGTAGAGATATGAGTGTTGTATGGATAAAAAGTCCTAACAACGAAATAAAGGCATACGAAATGAATGAAATAGTTGAAAAAGATGAAAAAGATATTCAGATAGAATACCTACAATCACAAATAGAAGAATTGAAAGGAATGATTCAAAATGAACAACATGTTGAAAATGTTATTCAACCAGAAAATGAGGCAACTACCACAAGGTATGATGAACCAACTAGAACAACAATTAAAAAGAGTGAACCCTCAAGCATATCAAGAATTTCAACAAGCAAGAAAAAATAATAATGATCCTAATGAATATTTGAATAGAGTTGTCGGTGGTTTTAATCCACAACAAAGACAACAATGGCAACAAATGATGGGTGGTTTTAATAACCAACAACAAAATAATAATGGTATCAACACTAAAAAATAGTGTTTGATATAAATAAAAATTTAACGAAAGGAGAAAGAATATGAACGGATCACAAGGAATAACACCTACTATCGAACTTGCAACTACAAATGGTAACGGATTTGGTTATCCATATCCAGTATATCCTATGTACGGAAACAACGGAAATGATGGATTCTTCGGAGGAGATGGTATCTGGGCGATTATCCTATTAGCATTACTATTTGGTAATGGTGGATGGGGCGGATTCGGTGGCTTCGGTGGAGGCTTTGGTGGAATGTATGAGTTCCCATGGCTTTTAGCAGGTCAACAAGGAATCAATACCAATACAAATAACGGATTCGATACGTTACATTTAAGTAATCAAATCGAAGGTGTAAGAGATGGAGTTGCTTCATTATCTAACCAAATCTGTAATAGTACTGCAGATGTTACTTCAACAGTTAGTAACGGATTCTACAATGCAGAAATAGCTGCTGCAAACAGACAAATGGCTGATATGAACCAAAACTTTAGCAATCAAATTGCTACATTACAAGGTTTCAATAACTTGAATAATGCTCTTCAAAATTGTTGTTGCGAAAATCGCTTAGGTATAGCTAACTTAAATAGTACTATATTAAGTGAAAATTGTGCAGACAGAGAAGCATTAAGTAATGGTATAAGAGATATTGTTGCTAGTCAAACAGCTTCAACTCAACGTATTTTAGATCAATTATGTCAAGACAAAATTGATGCTAAGAACGACACTATTGCTCAATTACGTCAAGAACTTCTATATGCTAGAGGACAAGCAAGTCAAATTGAACAAACTGCTCAATTAAGACAAGGACAAATAGATGAAGTAGATGCTTTATATACTAGATTATCTAACTGCCCTGTACCTTCAACACCAGTATACGGAAGAACACCTATATTCACTTGCAACAACAATGGTTGTGGATGTGGATTAGGAAGCAACCAATTTATTTAATAGCATAAGGTCGATTACGACAAACTCGATTACGAGAACTTGCTAAAAAGTGAACAGTAGTGAACACTACTGAACACCTAGAGAATAGGCATAGTTCTATTCTCTTTTATTTTTATAGAAAGGAATGATAATAGATGATAGAAACATTACAAATTTTACCAGAAGTTTTAACTTCAAATACAGATGACATTAATTTTAGTACTGTAGATGTTAGAACAAATAGTGCTAATTGTTGTGGGTGGCTTCAATATACACCTGGTAGTAGTAACTTCACGATTATAGGTGGTGGACTATTTGAAGTATCTTTTAACGCAAACGTTACAAGTGCTACAACAGGACAAGTTGCATTAGCACTAAAAACTAACGGAAGCGATATTGAAGGAACAGAAGTAGACACACAAGTAACAACTGCAAACACTTATAGAAATGTTGCTTTTACAAAATTAATAAGAGTATGCCCTAGAGTAAACACAACAATAAGTGTAGGTTCATTACCAGCTGTCGGTGGGGTAACACCAGCTGTTACAACTCAAATACCAACCATTAAGGACGCAAATTTTATTATTCGTAAAATTTCATAATGAGAAATAATACGATAGATATAACATCTTTATTGTTACAAGCGTTGAGCTTACAAATCTTATTTCAAGATTATAACAATAGTGATTTGATGAACGAATTACAAAAACAAGATAAAGAATATCTTGAAAAAATAATTGAACAAAACAATCAAATAATAAAATTATTGGAAGAAAGGAAGTGAATAAATGGAAAAACATTTACACGAAGATATTAAAAGAGCAACAAAAGAATTAATGAAAACAATTACTGAACAAGGTATCGAACAAGGTAACAATTTAGAATATCTAAGTGATTTGATAGATATTAATAAAGATATTGCCGAAATGGAATATTACGATATGAAAGTAGGTGAAGAAGATATGAGATATAGTGATTATAGACGTGACGATTATGGACGTAGAGATTATGATAGAGATTCTTATGGAGCAAGACGTAGAGATAGTCGTGGAAGATATAGAGGACACGATTATTTAGATGAAATGTCAGAACATTATGGAAGATATATGGAAGATCGTTCAAGATATGGTGCAAGTGAAGATACAAAAAAATCATTGAAATATATGCTTGAAAGTATGGAAGATTTTGCACACATGTTAAGAGAAGATGCTCAAAGTCAAGAAGAAATCGATATGATACGTCAAACAGCTCAAAGAATAGCACAGATGTAATATGAAATATTATTTTTATAATGCAAATAGTCATAATAATTTTATCGACGATTGCTTTCCTAGAGCATATTCAATAGTTATGGATATTACTTGGAAAGATGCGTATAAAGAATTATGTAAAAGTGCGATGGAACAAGGTTTTATGATGGATAGTGCAATATTCGTAAGAGATTTTTTAGATAAGAAATTCAAAAGAATACCTTATGATGAAAAATATATAGGAGAATTTGCAGAAAATCATCCTATCGGAAAATATTTAATAACCACAAGAGGTCATATTACTGCTTGTATAAATGGTTATATAATAGATACATGGGATTGCACTAATGAACAAATCGAATATATATGGAAAGTTTAATTAAGAGTGTAACTTACACTCTTTATGGGTGATTAGCCAAGTGGTAAGGCACAGAACTGCAACTTCTGTAGCATAGGTTCAATTCCTATATCACCCTCCATTTTGATTTTTTGATTGAAATGTGCTATAATAATAATTACGATAGGAGGAATATGGTATGGCTAATGTAGCTGTAGTATATAATATGCAATATCCAGTAGATTATATTGGAATAACACAGGGTTTTAGTGCTAGTCATAATGGACTAGACTTAGGTTGGTCACTTTTACATGGTGGAAAAAATGCTAAAATTTACGCCGTTGCTGATGGTACTGTATTGTCAATTCAAAATCAATATACTGGTGGAAATGTATTGATAATAAAACACAACAACGGACTTATTTCAGAATACGGACACTTACAAGATAATAGCATAAAAGTAAAAGTTGGAGATAAAGTATCTCGTGGACAATGGGTTGCTAATATGGGTAACACAGGATATGTTTATCAAAATCATAAATGGGTACGAGTACCTTATCACTTACATCTTGGATTGTATAAAGGTGAAACTTTAGACTATGGTAAGAATAGATGGGTTAATCCACTCGAATATCTTGAAGTATATCCAAATCAAGCAGTAGCTAGTAAAACAACTAAAGAATATGGTTCAAGAATTAAATATCATACAGAAAATGCTAAAAAATATGTTTATAATGTTGATGATGAAGGACTAGTTGTTCATAAGTCACCAAACGGAAAATCTACAAATAAAATGTTAAAAGCTGGTACAGAAGTTAATGTTACAGAAACACAAGGAAGTTGGAGCAAGATAGGAACTAATGAATGGGTATTTAGTGCTTATTTATCTGATACAAAACCAGATGTTAAAATTGTAACTGGACTTACAGATCCACCACTAATTGTTCATAATGCACCTAGCTTAAAAGCAAAACAAGTTGGTTCATTATACAATGGAGATGCTCTCGAAGTATATAAGACAAAAAAAGTAGGAACAATTAACTGGGCGAAAGTATCAAGAGAAGAAGAAAGATGGACTTCAAATAAATATTTGAAATAACGCACAAAAACACCTTATATAGAGGTGTTTTATTTTTTATGTATAAATTATCAAAATAATATAAAAAGCCTCTGTATGAGGCTAATTTTCATTAAAAAGTGATATTCTGATAGACTAAATAATTATATATCTTAGAACATATTGTTTTGAAAAATGTATTGTACCTATGGTTGCTTATATAGTTATCCATACACATCTTAACAACAGTATCACCATCATACCAAGAAATAAGCAACCTTGTTTCTTGTTCATTGAATTTCATGTTTTCACACAAATCTTCAATTTGAGGTTTACTTAATGTTTTAAGATACCTTTTTAGGGAGATATAATTATCTTTGTCTATCATAGTATCACCATTGTTAGAATAACATAGAAAAAGCAATCGTGTGATTGCTTTATGATTTATTTCTGGCGTTTTTTTCGATTATCTTTATAATCTTATGCAATTTATCTCTAATAGCACTTCTCGAGTAATTAAATTTAGCTCCTATATCGACTTGTGTGATTCCATTTAAGTAATAATCTATTGCTATTTGTCTATCTATTTCATTCTTAACATATTCATTTATGATATTTTTCCATTCGGAATTAGGTAGTGATAGTAAATATTCGTTTACTTTTGGTCTAGCATTAGCCATTATCTTTTAGTCTTTTTCTTGATAATGGTTTTTCTTTTATTATTCTTTATTGTTCTTATAACAACAGTCTTTGTTTGTTTAGCTTTAGCCACAATTATTCTCCTATTGTTTGATGAATTTCACTATCACTAACGTCATCGACTTCTTGTGTACTCGTAGTTGTTTCTTCGACAATTTCATTAGGTACAACTAAATATATCGTTACACCTATTATCATTAAAGCTATAAGTCCAATCAACAATTTAATGATCTTTTCCATTCTAGTCATAGAACTCTCATGAGCTACAAAAGGTATCATAACAATATCATTAACTGCAGCATTCTTTGGTGTAGTTATTTTTGGATTATCTTCCCATTCTGTTCTTCCCATACACATTCCTCCTTTGTAAATATTTTATAATATCATAAATAATATGTCAATTATTCTTTTCCAAAATGCAATAAATCAAGATTCTGAAAACATTTATCAATATACTTACATTCTTCTTCAAAGACATGGTTTTGAATATTTAATGTTTTGCATATATCTTTGTATTCGTCAATAAGTTCAAACACAGCAAGATATTCGTCCCTAGTATGTGCGATACCTCTATGAAGTTCTGAAGCAAAACTAACAATTTGAAATCTTAACTGCTTACGATCTCGATTTGTTAAAGGTTTTAATTTTATATCAAAAACTTTAGCAACAGCAGCAGTTACAGCACTAACTATCACAAGAATAGCACTAATATATTCTGCGATATTTATAATCATTTTTTCTTCTCCTTTTTAGAATTGTTAAACTTACCATCATCAAGCAAATCTTTAATTTCATCAAACAACTTTTGAAGCCATCTTTTGTAAACACTTTGAGGTATAATCCTAAAGGGTATAGGCAACATATTATATAGTTGTTCTACAACATAGTCCATTTTCTTTCCTTTAGTTATCTCGTGTTCAGCTTCTAAAAACAATTTGTATGCTTTGTTTCTAAACTTTTCACAAAACTTAATTAAAAGAATTGTAATAAGAATCAAAATACATACACATATAATCATAATATAGTTTTCCATATTATCGTTCCTTTCTCTTAACTAATCTCAAAACTTCATCTTCGTTTTGAACATATCTTAAATCTTTGAATAAAAGGAGCTTAACGCACCTAGGGCAGAAATAAGTTTCTAGCCACATTAATTCTTTTGGCAAGTAATAACTAGGTGCGTGTTCGTCCTTACAAATAATACATTTCATTTATTGCCTCTAATTAACTGCTTTTAGTATATTCTACTATTAAATAATATGTATATGTATTTGTACTATAATCACTAGTTCTTAATTGTATTGTTCCTGATGAACCACTAAACGGAAAACAAAATTCACCAGTATTTGAATGCATACCAATTATTGGAAAAGTAATATTATCACTAGTTCTTTTTATATATCCTTTAAAATTAACAACTTGAAAGCCTGTGCTTGATGCTATAACAGTAGTATTACCAGTTGAAGATGTTGTACCTGTGTAAACTTTTCTATATAAATCACTACCATCTATCCAAGTTCCTATTTTTATTTCATTTGTTGAATATAACTCACTTTCGTCATTATTTATTGATTTATTCGTTATATTAATTGTTCCTATTTCTGATGTCCTTATACTTTCTCTCATATAATAAGCATTTGATGGAGCAACTTCTACAAACGGATTATTGTTTGAGTGGGCAGAACCACTTATAAAATTTTTAAAAGCATCATAATAACATCTTGCAGGAGAGCTGCCTAAAGCAGTACTACTACCACTTGTAATATAATTTTCATTTGGCTGAACTCTAATATAATCTGTTATCGACCACCCACTATATTCCGTTACTACTCCTTCACTTGTTAAATAATTATCGTTTAATGTGCTATCTATATCAAATAATACTTCTGATTTATAATCAAAACCATAATTTAAGAACGGAACATTTTCCCCACTTGTATCATTTCTTTTAAAAGTTAAATTAAATACATAATTAAAATTATAATTAATTTTTACATAATATGTTGTGCTTGTTGTAGTAAAAGGAACACCAACATCGACTAAAGGTCTTGTAATGAAGTTTTTATTTATATCATATTGAGCAACCCTCGCAACAGAAGTACTTTTGAATGCATAATTTAATATATAATCAGTAGAAGGATTTACTTTAATAAAATCACTTATAATATATTGAACATTTTCATTTTCCTCGCCTGTATTACTTATAATTACTCCTTTTCTGCACTTGTTTTTATCAAACAAATTAATTCCACTTATACTATCAACATTTATATTGCCCATATTATCTTTATTGTAAATTTCTCTATACTGCAATGTTTCATTAACATAAATAGAAGGATTTTTAATATATGGTTCATAAGTTAAAGCACTGCTTAAAGATAACATCACAGGGGTTGTAGCAGAACCGATATTTGCAACAGTTGTTCTCATTTTAAAATATTTTGGTGTGTCATCTGTTACAGAAGTTGTTTTTGTTATAGTGCCTATTTTTCCACCAACTTTATTTAATGAAGCATAACCTATATATTCTTTATTTGCGTTATAAACTCTTATATTTAAGTTTGAAGATACTGCAGAACTATTAGCACTAAAATAAAATGTTGTATCTGCATCATATTTTATATAATTAATACTTTTTACTACTGTTGTACTATCTGTTTCTTCACCAGTATTAGAATTTATGTCTCCCAACTCCATACCTTCTAATAAGTTTTTACTATCTTTAATCCAAACATTTTGCCCTCCTGTTGGTTGTGTAACTTGTACGGCTGTTTGGTCTTTTATTAAGTTTGCTGCCAGTATCGGTGTACTCGTATCTGGTAAATTTTTCCATTCTGTTGCCATTATTTTTCACTCTCCTTTAAAGATTTAATTTCTTCTTCTAGTTTTTCATTTTTATCTATCATTTGCTTCATAGCCTCCCATAATATACTAGCCATAGAATATAATTCAACACTTGTATTATCTCTACTTAAAACTTCTTTAGGCACTATAAATTTGCCACCTTTATCTGGTATTACAAAACCATAATGTTTCTTCATATCATCTGATTCAACGTCATAATTAAATTTATATATATTTCCACTCTTAACAACTTCGATTGCATCTAAATCAAAATCTTCAAAATTCTTTTTACGGCTTTGTATAGACCTATCATTAAACGTTACTTCTACATTAAACGATTCACCGTCACACCAAAATATTGGTGTACCTCTTTTTAATGTTAAAGTACTTGTTATACCTGTTGTATTTATTTTATCTTTTGCTATTACTTTTATTGTGTATGATTGTGTATAATATAATCCAGTTAAAGTCTGTGTCTTAGTATATTGCCCACCACTTATTGTTGGTGTTAATGCTACTTCACTACCACTTCCTATTTTGTATGTCAAAGTTAAAGCATTTGACGTACTTCCAAAATTTACGGAAGTATAATTTCCTTTAACAGTTAGTGTTGCTTTATTTTCCGTAACGGCTGTTGTTCTTTTAACTGTAGCACTAGATATTGATAATGGAGTGTAGTTAATATATGTTGGTGTTTGTGTTGCAGAATTTGAATAACCTCTGCTATCTGTTACAGTCACAGTAAAAGTTCCTGTTGTAGGTTTATTTATATCACAATATCCAACTCCCGTACTTGTATTATAAGAATCAGCAGTTACACCATTTACTTTAATATTAGTTCTTGATATTGTTGCATTACTAGACGATAACGTGTTGAAAGTTACTCTGACATTTGAAGCATTTAACACTATTTTTGAACTATTACCAGTCAAAGCTATTGTTGCATCGTTTCGGTCAACAATATTCGTTATCGAAACAGTTGGTTTAGCAAGTGCTTCACTAGTACGAGCAGTAAAACTTGCACTTGTTGTCCCTATTAAAGTATTACCACTATATGTATCAACATATAATGTTCCTGTTTTACTTTTTGCACTTGCTCCTATTTGTGCATAAAAGGTAGTTGGCATAGTCCAAGAATAACTACTTCCAACATTACTTGCTATTGTTTGATTAGATAGACTACCTAAAGTGTATCGTAATGTGTGAGTAAATGATGCACTTGCTGGATTTAATGTAATATTATAAGCAATTCCAACATATCCATCTACAGTAGGAACATTCGTAGCTCTTGGAATAGTAGTTAAAGCAGTATTATCAGTAGATATTTGACCCCCATTAGGAGCATAAGTACCTGTTTTTGACCATACCCATTTCGCAATAGCATATCCATTTAAAGTACCATCTGCTTTATGTGTTACATCATTTGTAGCAGTAGCAGTTTTTGTTTGACCACTTGAACAAGCCGTAACATTTATTGTAGCAAATAATATATCTGAATTTGTATAATCATCGTGCCAATATATCTCTAATTTTGGTGTACTATATCCTGAAAAACTACCACTTGTCATTTTAAATGTAGCAGTACATGTTACATTTGAAGTATTGTTTTCAGTACTAGTACTATTTTCCGTAAAACTAGCAGTTAAAGTCGCTCTGTTGCCAGTAGTTGTAGTTAGTGTTGTTGAGTTAGTAGCACTAGCACCAAATAATTGGATATTTAATTTTAATAATTTCATTATTCTCACCTATCCTAACCAGAACCAACCTACACCTGTTGAATACTCTTCAACTCTGATATGGTTCATTAATATTTCGTGGTCTTGTACTGACATATCGTGTGCTTCAACTTTCGATGTATTTGTAGCAGTATCATATCCTGCAAATAATAATGTTTCATCTCCGTTTTTAACAAGAACTCCGTTATTATCTACTTTGCTATCTGTAGGTTCTCCACTTTTCTTAATTTTCAAGCCTTCACTATCAAATGTATAATTCGTTTCTGTTTTAACCTTGCTAACACCATTTTGTTGTATATCTTCAATTATATCTAATTGAACAGTAGAAGATGTTTCTAACGCAGTTACTCTATTTGTAACACTATTTACTACTGTATTTGTAGCATAATTGCTAAATTTAGAATCTGTTGTTTGTAATTGAGAATTTGTTCGCTCTAATGCAGACGAAACACCACTTATTGAAGCATTGGTATCGCCAATACCAGTTTCGTATGTTTCAATAGTTGTATATGTATCTGATACCGTTGCTAAAATACTAGCACTACCATTTTCTATAGCAGCAGAAATCATAGCTTCTGTATCCGTTGTATTTGTATAATTTAAAAGTTTTGTATCGGTATGTGCATCAGATGTACTTATTGCAGTATCTTTAGCAGTATTTGTTTCTGTTTTTGTAGAATATGTTTGACTAACTCCTGTTGTTATTTCTCCTGCTTTTATTTCAATAGCACTATTCATTTCAGAAGTTGTACTATAGTTTGTTAGTGTTTGATTAACTCCTGCTGTAATACTATCTGCTGTTTCACTTATTAAAGCATTTGTTTCAACTTTAGTATAAAATTGTGTTGTATATGCGTTTTTTGCCACCATTCTTACTGATAAATACCCAGTAGTATAACTAGGTAAAGATACAGTATAATTACCGTCAGTTAATATTAATGTTGGATAAGTATAAGAATCTACTCTTGATGTAGTTAATAGTCCAACACTTCCGTCGGCGTTCCACTTACATTTTTTAGTAATTTGACAAGTCATACTATCATAACTTAAATAAAACTCATCATAATTATTTTCGTCATAATACAATAAATCGTCTGGAAGCTCGTAATCTATATAAGTATTTTCAGTTGTATTTGTAAATCTTAATGTTCTTATCTTTAAATATGTTGTACTACTAGGATATAATCCTGTATTGGGATATAAATAACTAATATTTGTATTTATAGGGTGAACTTTAATCATTATAGGTTCACTTTCGTTTACGTTATCTAAATCTACTGTTGCATAAGAACTTTCTGCTGATGTTGTTATATCTGCTATATCTTGTATTTTGCTATCTAATTCGTCAACAGATATTGTTAGAGAAGCTATTTTTGAATTTTGCTCATCAATATCCTCCATAGCTAATGATAATTGTAGAGCTTGTCTATCTAATTCAACCCTTGCTCTTCTAAGTTTCGTACTCTCTAGATCTGCTCCATCATAAGTATAATCATTTTCAGTTTCAGTAGAAGCATACGAGTATAAAGTACTTCTAATATGTCCGTCATATTTTAATATTCTATCGAACGCATAAGTAGTAAATGTATTACTTTCCATATCACTAATTTGTATCAATTCATTACCTTTTAACCAAGGATGACCTGTTGTTTCTATTTTTACTGGTTTATATTTCAAACCAAACAATACAGAACCTTGTTGAATAGCAAGTTGTCTTATTTCATCTGTATTTGTAATAGGATTGTCATATATATCTAATTCACATAAACCATTTGTAGAAATACTAGCACTATTTTCGACATATTCTCCAAGATTTTCTACAATAGAACTTCCAATATAAACTCTATTTACTTCTCCATAATCATCCTTTTGTGTTTCTAATGTATAATAATTATCATTTGTAATTGTATTATATGTCGAAACACTAGTTTGAACGGAAAAGTCTAAATATAACTTATCGTCCCAATCTATTCTCGCCCATGTATATCCTAATTTAGCAATAGCTTTTACAACATCTCTCAATGTGTCATCACTATTAAATTGATTGCTTGTTATTGAAAAAGTACTATTTGTAAATGATTGTGTTCCTAATTCTACACCAGCTTGTTTACAAGCATATTGTAGTAACCATAAAGCATTAGTAGCAATATTTCTTTGTAATCTTTGATTAAACGATACGGTATATTCACTATCAATATAATCAGGATTAAACGGTTTATTAAACAGCATAGTATAATCTTGCGACTTAAATTGTGTATTATCTTGAACTTCATCACTATTTGGTTTTTCAACTAAGAATGTACCTAATTTGTAGTATGTAGTAACAAGTTCGTTATTTTCATATCTATTTACACCCAAATAAGCTACAATTTTTCTATCTTCTATATTAAAATCATCACTAATATCTTTAAATTCACCATCGAATGTTCTTGCAACAAATTGTCCTATAAAACCTTGATTTTCAACATATCTCAAATCACTATAAGTCCAACTTCTAACAGAATCATTTTCTGTCAGAGTTATTGTTTCTTCACCATCTTCTTTAGGTAATATCTCTATTTTAGTAGATATTGTTGCAGTATTATTAAGTAAAGCTAGTTTATCACTATCACTCATATATATCCCCCTTAATGACCGATAAGTTGAAAGTCATCAATTTTAATCATTCGTCTACCATTTAATATAACAGGCGTATGTCCAACATCAGTATGATAAAAAGTATCTGTACGATAAGCATTTGCACCATCATCCCAAAATGTAATAGCCAATTGCATACTAGGACCAGCTTGATCTAGTTTAAGTGCATTTCTATATGTTCTATATTGAGCTGGTGTCATAGGAGGGAAGCTACAATCTATCGTGTTTCTAGTATGGGGTAATGTTTTAAAAACAAGTTTCCCACTAGCAACTGTTCCCTCATCCGTGACAAGAACTATATCAGGGTTTAAATGGTATCCTTCTCTTTTAAAACTAGGATTTTGAAAATAACAACCATCACATAGCATATAATATCCTTGAAAATTATCTTGTTCCATTATCTCACCTCATTAACTATAACTTGTTCCATATATATTTTGTTTTCTTTGATTGTAGCTTGTTTGTTTTTTATAGATGTCATCTTCCCCTATTTTAACTACATTAGTAAATTGTAATGATTTTATATCTTTTCTCAACAATTCTACTTCGTTAATAAGTTGTTCATTCTTTTCGTCATATAATCTGTTATTAACTGCTGGATTATATTTCTTAGGTACAACGGCTTCACCTTTGTGTAAGTGATAAATACCTTCGACTTCAATTTCGTTAGTACCTGTTGCTAAACGTGGTAATGATATTTCACTCATACCGTTTATATTGCTCATACCAGGTATTTTTTTAACAACGTTTATTAGTCCATTAACAGCTCTTATAGAACGATTTAAAACATTTTCAATGTGTCCTATTATTTTATTAAAAACTTCTTTAAGTTTATTACCAAAAGCAGAACCAGCTTCTTTTCCGGCTTCATCTGCTTTTCCAGTTAATTTACTTTTTATTTCATTGAATTTTTTAATAAGTGGATTTTCTTGCAATCCTTTTACAAAACCATTGATAATTTTTTTACCCCAAGACTCTGATTCAGTAGAATCACCATTATTTTTTATACCTAATTTTTCTTTAAAAGTATCCTTTACTCTTGTAATAGCGTCTGATATACGACTTGTTATTGGATTATTTTTAATACCATTTCCAATACCAGTTATTAATTTTTTACCCCAAGATTCTGATACACTAGAACCATCGCCTTCACCAATACCTAATCTTTCTTTGAATCCTTTTATAATATTGCTAACAACGGTTGCAATTGTACTGATTGGTGAATTTTTCAAAATACCTTCTTTAAACCATCCTATAATAGTATTTCCAATACCACTAAATCGTTCTTTAATTCGTTGTTTTTGAAATGACCACCATATACTAAATGCTAATTTTATAGCTTTCCATGCAACACTAAACATTTTACTACTAATTTCGTCCCATTTTAAATTTTCAAGGAAAGTAGTAATAGCTTCTTCTAATTGGTCTTTGTCTACATTATCTAAGAAGTCACCTAATGTATTAAATATTGCAATAAATGAATCATGTATTGACGAACCGACCTCAGCCCAATCAACACCTTTGATAAATTTGTTAAAATCTTCTGCTAATTTTTTACCATCGAGATTTTCAAACATACCTTGTACTAGTCTATGTATGGAAGCAACCGCATTACCTACTGTTCTACCAGCTTTTTCCCAATCTATAGTTTCAAACCAACTCATTATTGTTGTACCAATACTTTGCCCCATTTTTAACCATAATTTAGGATCAAATACTTCATAAGCAATACTAACTATAGCCATTATTTTTTTACCTAAATAATGTCCTAATTGTTGCCAATCAATTGTAGTTATAGCACCTTCAATAGCATCATGAATATCTCTACCTAACCAATCAAAATGATATTTACTAAAAAATTCATCAAGAACATCTATAACAGTATTAAAAGCGTTACCAATAGTACTACCTATTTTTCTACCATCTATTTTTGCAGTAAATCCATTCAATAAATCAACAATATTGTCAGTATATCGTAATAATTTAGCTTGAATACTATCCCAAGGAATAGAATCCAAACCTTCTTCTAATTTAGTAGCAATATCTACTCCTAATTTGAAATAATCATCAACATCAATGTATTTCTTCAATTTTTCTATCCATGAAGTGTCAACATCTGCTAATTTAAGTGGTGTCACACCACTACCACTAGAACCACTACCACCAGAAGAACTTGTATCTTTAGGAAAGTCAATAACATGTAATTTATCAAAATCTGCTAAATTACCTAATTCATCATTTAAGTCTTTAACTGCTTTTGCCGTTCCACTAGCACTAGAACCTGTCTTTTTCAATGCTTTCTCATTAGCTCTAGCAACAATATCAACACCAAAGAATGTCTTTATTAATGTTGCTATATAAGTCGCTAATGTAGCAACTAATTGAACAATACGTTCAATAACAGGTGCTACAACACTACCTATAATCGCCCAGTTGTTTCTTAAACTTTCAGACAATTCATCATCATAATTCATATATTCACTAACTGCTTTTCGAGTAGCAGTAAATAAACCACGAACACCTATCAATGCTAGTGCCATTTGTCTTAATGTTTTTATTAAACTTTGATTAGCAGGTACTAAACCGAATGTCATTTCTTTTTTTAAATAATTAATAGGTAACGTAATACCAACAGCAATAGTATCTCCTACTTTTTTTCCAACTTCTGCTGCCGTTTTACATAAACCAATAAATGTTCTTATAAAAGGTGCTAATTTCCCAAAAGATTGTCCCAAGTCATCGACTTTATTAATAAGTTTATCAATAAAATCACCAGTTTCATTACTAGTAGTTTTTATTTCTTTAAAACTATTTGAAGTTGATTTATCTAACGTAAATGATTTATTCCATCCATAATTATTATTTAATCCCAATTTTTGTATACCTTGTAAATTATTTGTACCAGTTACATCCAATGGATTTTTATTTATACTATTTATTTTTGATTTTATTTTATCTAAATGTTTATTAATTTCTTTTAAATTATTAGTTGAGTTATCAGAGATATTTAATAAATCTGGTGTCTTAGTTTTAGTTTTGCCTGTATTTGTTTTTATATTTATATTTTTAATAGATTCACTAGTCTGTTGTATTTGTTTTAAAGTACTATTGAACTTACCTAGGAATTTTAAATTAGATCTAACGCTTTCTTGTAATTTAACGAGTTTTTGTGTAAGTTCTTCTATTCCTTGACTACTACTACCAGCAGAACTATCAATATCAATAGTTAGTGAATCTAACGTTGTAGATGAACCATTCATAATACACCCCTTCTCTAATTTTTAAATTTATGTCCTACACTTCTAGCCCAATTTGAAATCCATATCTGAGCCTTTAATCGTTCATTCTCTATCATTTGTTGTTTATTTTCTTCTTTTTCTTGCTCTTCAATTTCAATCGTATGTGGCTTTTCAGTATAAGGTAGAGGTTTTGTAGCTTTAGAAAAGGGATGTAAAATAGGAGAGCATTGTAAAATAGCCTCATATATATACATCCCTTGTTCCCATAATAATTCATCCTCATGTCGCATTTTCAACTTATATGCTTCTCTTTGATATTTTGCTTTAAATACATCTCCATACCAAAAATCTTCATAACTAAGCCCATACGACATATAAATAGGACAGAATTGTTCAAAGCATTTTGTATAGGATACAACCTCTACATCGGACTTATCTATTGTAAGCCCGTTGTATCCCACTTGATGTTTCCCTCTTTTTTAGAATTATCATCTAATAAAGTAGAGTAACAATTATCAATCATAGATATTAATTTACTGATTAATTTACTTCTGTCATTTATGTTATCATAAATTTCATTGACTAAGTCTTCTTTAATGTTTCTATGATTTTTTAAGAAAGCACCCTTAAATATTAATTCTGTGTTACTTAAAGGTTTTTTCAAAAATTCACTTATTTCTAGACCACTTTGTTCTAGTAATACGATAGTATTTCTGTCATACTCTAATGTATAAGGTACATCTTTGTATGTGAAATATATCTTATTTTCTTGTGTGTTCATAATGTATTCCTTTCAATAATTAAGCTGATAAATCAGTTGGTTTAGTGTAATATGCTGGTGCATTTGTTGGTGTAATATAATTAGTTGTTTCTAAAATTGAACTAACACTTGTTTCAGGTACACCCATAGCACTAGGTTCTCCAGTAAAGTAAATTGATTTTTCCAATCCAGGAATTACAATTGTAAACCATACTGATTTGTTAGCAGCTTTTGCTGTTTCATAAGCAGTCATTAGAGTATCCCAAATACCAACTAAATGTTGAGTTAAGTTAAATGTGAACTCTAAAGCTCCACCTAGGTCTTTTAACCCAGATACATAAGTTTTCCATTCTGTTTCATCTAAAGTAGTACTTTCGATTGTTTCTGGTGCAGGGTTTAAGCTAGGTGTACTTTTCAAACCATCTAGTTTGATGTATCCTGTTGTAGGTCTTGTACCAGCTACTGATTCTACTGCATATTGAAGTGATACTCCAGCAGTAGAAAGATTAATGATATTACTATTCATATTCTAATACCTCCTATAAATCGTTTTTTGACTCGATACTAGACTACAATCGTATCTAGTATAACAAGTTCTTATATTAGGATCATCCAATGTTGGTGTAGGCGGTGTAAAACCTCTCCTACGAAAGCATTTGTATGTTCCACTTTGAATATATTTATCTATAATATCTGCTATAATTTTTGCATTTTCATTAGCAGTTTTTGTCGTTGTTTGTTCACAATTTATGGTAAACTGATATACTAAATCAGTAGCATATTCTGTTCCGTCCCAAAAATTGTTAGTGTTTGTATTATTTATTTCGGATATGGTAATCAAAGGATAAGTTATAGTAGGATAATTTTCGTATGCTTCTTTAACTAAAGTATCTTCATAATCAGTACCATTATATTCAGGATAAAATTCTGCAATTCGTTCTGGTGAAGAAAACAAAGAAGTTATGTCATCTTTTAATTGTGTCATTAAACTTTCGATATAACATCATCTACTTTCTTTTGAATAAGGTCTTTATAATTACTTCTTAACCATTCACTAGTATTGTACATAAATTTACCACTAGGTATACCTTGTGTATAAACCCATTTTGTACCATCCCAGTACGTCCAATACATACCATCTTTTATACCATGTTCTGCTGACATTCTATCAGCTCTTCTGATTGTTTCTCCAGTATTATATCCTTTCAAACCGAAATCAGATTGTGGTATAGGATATGGAGAAGATTGACCTTTGTCACCTGTTCCAAATTCTTCATATATAACACTTTTACCACTTGCATAAACTTTATAACTATGACCATCAACTTTAACACCAAAACTAGGTGTTCCTTCACTACCAACATAAGGTAACATACTATAATTCTGTTCTAGCTGGTATTTTGTTGCTTCTGCTAATTCTTTTGATATTGTATCATTTAATGTATTAAATTGCTTACTAAGATTTTTTAAATCTTTAATAACATTATTCAAATCATCAATACTGAGCTTGACTTTTATTTTCTTTTCCACTCAATGCCCTCAATACAATATCTTGTTGATTTAAGCTCTCACCTAATTTAGGTTCAATTTCAACTTCATAATCAGCTGTTTTGCATAATTCATCGTGTATTTCAGGTGGTTCATTAAAAATATAAACTCTATCTCCAACATGATATAATGAAGATGTTTTTACCCATTCTCCGTTAATACATGTTTTATTACCTGTTTTTATACGAATCCTATTTGGAAAGTTCATACCCATTGTTATTAAATCAGCATCAACCGTTACACTATTATAATTCTCTTTTATTTTTATTGGTTCTTCCCATGTTACTAATTTACCATTTACCACTTTATGACATAAATATATTGTTCTTTTATTTCTCTTCTGTGTTCTCATAAAACACCTACTTTATTAATGGTATTATTCTACTTGTAAGTGATTCTGGATATTCTCCATCACTAACATATATTCTTTGAACACCATTCTCACTATGTGAATTTTCACCCTCTATACCAACTTTAGCAAGAGCCGATACACACATAGGAATAACTAAATCTTTATATTTAGTGTCATATCTTAATTCCTCTGTTGGTGTGAATCTTCTACAACGATTTATTTCTCCAATAGCCTTATCTATTTCTATTTTCAAAATAGCATCAGGTGGTATTTCAATATCTCGATACTCTAACATCGCTTTTAAATCATTAAGAAATTGACTATAAAAATCATCTTCTTGATTCTCTGTATTCTCTTCAACTTCTACATTTTCGTTGTTTTGAGGTGCTTCTTCATTAATGTTTTCGTTATTTTCATTTGTTTCAATATTTTCATTAATATCGTCATTATTAATCGTTGTATCGTTCATAAATTCACCTACATTCTTCTTCGACTACGTCTACTCATATCTTTGTTTCCGGAATTAGAAAACAAGATAGTTTTTTGATTTTCAATGTCCTTATTTTTATTACTAATTTCATTTATAATATCTTTTTTGTTGTATCTCATATCATAAACTTTAACATTTGTTACATTAGTAATTTCTATTTCATTACCATTAGGTGTTATGTCAAGGTTATCACCATCGATTTTTAAATCAACTTCTTTGTAATAACCTTGAACCTTTATATAAAATTTATTATCTATCTTATATATCATTATCTATATTTTTTGTCGTTAGGTTTTTTATTGACATTGTTTTCAGATACTTTAGCTTCTTTTACAATAGCTTCTTTTATAACAGCTTCTTTTGCAATAGGCTCAATATCTCTAGCAATTTCATAACCTAATCTTTTATAGATATTTTCATAAGCACCTTTGGTAACAATCAACTCTTTATCATTATTGATTATTTTTATCATAATTAATCACCTACTAAACTGTTGGTGAATCTGCTTCTGTGTCTAGGATAACGATTTCGTTAGCTCTTTCAAATGATGGTAAGCAAATCATTGATACTTTTGTTTCAACTAATACTGGATCATGTTCAATATGATTTGTTACAGCAATAGCATTGTTTACTAATGATACTTGAGCTGCATTTGAACCAGCTAAATCACTTTCTTCTGGTGTAGTACCGAAGTTTGTGCTTCCTAATGCTCCATCTGGTAAGAATATTGCAGTATTATCTGGAATATATTTACTTGCTGTTCCATCTTCGTTTACATAAACATTATCATAAACTAAGAACTCTACTCCTGTTTCTTCATAAATGTAATTTAATACTCTTTCAGAAGTAACAGAAGCTATGTTTCCACCAGCTAATACATAAATTTGATTTTTGATTGCAGTATTCTTTCTTAAAGCTCTTGCAACAGAGTTATTGATTATAGCTTTAGTTATTGTATAACCTTTAGCTTTCATTGTATCAACGATGTCAGTAACATCACCAATAACGTCAGCAGCAGCATTACTCCATGAAGTAGTAACTGTAATTTTTTGATCTGCTGGAACACCAAAATCATAAGTGTATCCTTGACCATTACTTGCTAATGTAATTGCACCAGTTGTGATAGCTTCCATTCTCATTCTTTCTACTGAGATTAAAGCAGCATCGATTAATTTGATTTGGTCATCAAAAATTCTTGCTAAAATTGTTTCAGCTAATGCGTTGTTATTAGCAGCACGATACATATTTAATAATTGTCTTAATTCTTCATCAATATAAACTGATTCTTTGAAGAATGGCATTTTAGTTGTATATGCTTCAATACCTTCTCTATCTCTACGGATAGTCTTGCTATCAAATGCACTCAATCTTAATGCTACTGGTTGGTCGTTTGCACCTTTTATCCAGTCTAATTTAATACCAATTTGTTTTTTACGAGGGAATAAAGTTTCTCCTAAAAGTGGTTGGTCATTAACGTGTTTTTCTAACCAATATGCAACCATATTGTCACTTGATAAAAAATCGAATAAACTTTGATTCATATTATATTGCACTTCCTTCCACTAATACAATTCCACTAATAGCTGCTGATTTAAGAGCAGTTGCTATTGCAGCATCTAATTTTAATAAGTCAACACAACCTCTAATAACTAGAGTTGCATTTCCGTATCCGTTAGCATCTAATTTAACATCATGTAAATTCATACCAACAGCACTACTTGTACCTGCTGTAAAGGCAGTATCTCTTTTTTCTATATCTCCAACTAAAGGTTGACCTGCTTTAATTGTAGCATTGGCATCGCCACTAACACGACAAGGTAATGCAAGATAGAAGCTATCTTGTCCTATCATGATAGTTTTACGAGTACCATAAGTTCCTGTTTTTTCTACCATTATAAGTTCCTCTTTCTATTATTTTCTTTTACTAAAATAACTAAAGTCGCTACTTCCAGTTTTCATTCTATCTGCTAATTGTTTACCAAAATTTTCAGATACTTTTCCATCACCAGAACTACCTTTCTGTTTTCCCATATTACCTAATTCATTTTTTATATTATCTTGTTTACCTTTTTCATAAGCAGCTTTTATTTGCTTATTCAAATATGATGAAATAGAAGTAGCAGTATCTTTGTCTAATCCTGATACCTTTTCTATAAAATCAATATATTCTGTATCTGTATCTTTAATTTCTAGTATTCTTCTAGCATCAGAAATGTTTGCAGTTGCATTACTTTTATTATTTTCTAATGTTAATTGTTTTAATTGCTCTTGTAAGCTATTGATGACATTTTGATTCTCAGTATTTTTGTCTGTTTCTTGACTATTTTTTTCCTGAGCTTTCTGTATATCAGCTTTATACTTATTTTGCAATTCTTGTATTTCTTTGTTATGTTTATTAACATCAACATAACCACCTGTGGATAAATCCACTAACTTTTTACTTTGTAAAGCACTATTGATTTCATCAAGGCTCATACCTTCTTTGTATGCTTCACCAAGTAATTCTTGTAAATTCATAAAATTCCTTTCACGTGGTGTTTTTAACAAGTTCTCTCTTGACACGTCCCATCTTTCTTTAAACCTCGCAGTAGGTCGAGGAAATTTATATAATAACCCTAATTTTCATTAGAGGAATTACCATCATCTATTTTCTTCTTTTCTTCATTATTAGCACTTCTAGTTTCATTAGTACTAGTATCAATACCTTGTTTTGCTAACTCTATAGCTTTTTTCTCTTTTTCTTCCTTAGCCTTTTTACCACGTTCAACAACTTCATTAACACGATTTGTAAGACCAGACATTTCTAAGGCATCTATAGTAGCTAATTCGTTTGTAGCAACCAATGTACTAAATGCTTGTGTTTTAGTTTGTAGGTTATCTAACGTGTGTCGTCCAATTGTAATATCAATGTTTGTAGCATTTAAGTCTTTTGACACTAACCCTAAAAGTTGCATTACTTTAATACCAACTTTTAATTGTTCCTTTTTACCTTTTTTGAAGAACAATTCTTTTAACTTAGCGACTATTTCAATATCTGTCCATCCATTTCTGTTCAAAACAGCTGTTCCAGTATCTCCACCACTAGCAGTTTGTCTATCAGGAATACCTGTAATAATGTTTCTTGCATCTTCTAAATATTGTCTTATGTTTTCAATACTAGAACTATCAACTTTTGGTGATATAAATTTTGCATCAACATTTCCACCAGTAGCCGAAGCTATTGTTAAAAGTCTATTTTTCTTTATCTTCTTTAAAGAAGTTTCTTCTCCACCTTCTTCAAATTCTGCACCAGAGATTACTAATAAACTTCTTATGATATTTTCAATATCATTTAATGAATCACTCGCAACTATATTACTAGCGTTCATAACACTTATTGCTTGTTCCCAGTCACCTGTTCTGAAAATAGAATTTTCAAACATTGTGATAGGATCAACACTCATAGGATTATTTCTGTTATCTGTTATATTGAATGTGTCGTCTAATTCAAAAACTTTATCATTTGTATAACAAATATAAGTATCTCCTTGATTATCATTGTGAATAATCGTACATGACATAATTTGAGGATTACCAATTATGTTACTAAATACACAAAAGGTATTTCGTGGATCTAAACTAGTCATTGTAATAGGCACTTCTGGGACATTATTTTCACTTATTTCACTACTAGGTAGTGTTATTTGATACCCAATACCACAAATACTACAATAAATCGCTGTAATCGTATCAATGTTGTATGCGTTCAAATTTTCATAAGTATCACTTAATTTTTCAACGTCACTACGTTTCCCAACATCTCGTTGTATATACTCTAAAGGATTACCAAATGTATAACCAACGACTTCCCTTGTTATAGGATAAGCATAATTCACAACAACTTGATTGTTGATATTGCTTGTTTCAGGGGCAGGTCTATTTAAAATATCTTGTTCACCTAAAAAGTATTTTATTAAATACCTACAATCAGCTTCATTTCTTTTATGCCATGGTATAGCTTTTTGTAAAACTTCTACTATGTTTGTTTCATCAACTTTCTCATAGTCGAGAATTATCTTATGTCGTCCATAATTTATTTTTTTATCAAATATGGATAACAAGCTATCATCGTAAGTCATAAGTCACCCTCTTCCGAGTATATCTAGTTTAACACTCGCATTTTACCATACATTCGTTCTATTGTCAAATTAGAGAAAATTTGATACCATAAAGATTTACAAGTATCCATTTGCATCTATCACTCTAGCTCGACCTTTATTATTTCCATTTAAAATATTCGTTATTAATCCAGCCAAACTATCGGGAGCATCATCATGTTGCCTTTTTTGAATAGAACCACCTTTTTGTGACCAGTTATACAAATTTCGCATAAATTCATTATATTGAACATTATCTTTTCGAGTATCCTTCGCCTTGAAGAATATTCTATATGTTCCAAATTCTGTTGCTATCCCTTTTATCTCACTCTGACATGCAAGGATTCTATTTAATTTGCTTTGATTTGTAGGTACTTTGTGTGTCGTAATTGCACACCTATAATTTCGCCTTTTTATATCGTCCGAAATCAAATCTGCATACAACTTACCACCATTATTCTCTTCAAATCCTACTTTTTGAACATTATTATCAATTAACTTCTGACAAACTAAAGGTCTTGTCTTATCATCGTCTAATTGATTAACGAAAAGAACATCGTCAATATACACTTCATTACCATAAACATAACCTATCGGCATACTAAGATAATCCTCACCACCATGAGCAACATCTGTATATGCAACAATTTGATCTGGTTCATAATCTGGTAATGAATAATAATAACTAAGTGCATCTTCCGTAAAAGGTCGTCCATCTCTTTCAATCGGCTTCATTAGATATTTCGCACTAAATATTACAGGATCTTCACTTGCCTCTAGTTGTTTATAGTATTCAACATCAAAGCCTTTTCCGTAATCATATTTAAAATTACTTTCTCCATTTTCATCATAACAAGGTATACTTATTATCTTTACTCGTGGATTTTTTCCATCATTTCCATATATCTGAATAAGTCTACTTGTAACATCATGGATACTCCATGGTGTATTTATATGAACCTCAGGACAAGGTCTATAAACACCATCTTTTCCTAATCTTTGTACTTTTCTATCTTGTATCGTACTTGTATAAGTATAAAATAACTTATCAAGTCTATCTATATTATTTGCAGTTTCAACATCTTTAACCAAGTCATCACAATACAACAAATTACTTGCTTCTGCTAAACCTGTTGTACCACCATCTACTGACTTGAACATCATTGTGTGAAATCGTTTAACACTATTAAAATCCAAATATGAATACTCTGAACTTTTATTAACAATAAATATTGTCGGGAATATCTCTTTTAATCTATATTCTTCACTCGTGCAGATATTTATAACTTCGTTATAAAAAGATTGTGTAAGCGATGTACTATGTCCATTTCCTAAAATACTTCTATCTGGATATAAACAAGCCATAAAAACACAAAAGAAAATTCCTGTCGTACTCTTACCTGATCTAGGAGGCATATTAACACATAAAAAGTCTAATTTACCATCTACAACTTCTTGAAACGCTTGTATAAGTCCATGTTTTTTTAAAATCTCTCTTCGTGGGATATAAAATTGCTTCTCAATCGGTCTTTTCCACTCTAGTGCAATCAAAAATGATTCAAAATCTCCACATCTTGCTCTCGTATCATAACAACTTAGAACTTTTTTTGATTCTTCTGGATCATTAGTTAAAATACCATCATACAATAATTCAAGACACTCTTGTGCCATTTTATCTGCTTTTTCAAATTCACTCAATTGCTCATAATCATATTTCAAACCCATAGCAACATTGAAGTACTCTTTCGTCATTTTGTTCTTAATTGTACTTATTACTTCTTCTGTTTCCTTAACACGTTGCTTAATTGTAGTCTTTATTGATGCAGGGATATTCGCTACTAAACCATTATTCACGTTTACCACCACGCTTTATTAAATATTCGTTATATTTATCTAACAATGTTAATTCTTCTAAATAATCATTCAAGTAGTCCCATATAAGATGACGATATTTTTCCGCCATCCATGGTCTGCTTTCAACGTACATATTATATAAAATTTTATATTCTCGCTCTTTTAACGCATATTCACTCTTAATATGCTCTCTTCTTGTCATAAAGTCGTCAAAAGTATAATATAACATATCAGCACCAAATATGTCTTTATGTAAATACATATTAAATCTCCTATTCAATATGTCATACTATACCTACCCACTTTAATATACCATACCAAAATTCTTTTGTCAATAAAAAAAAAAATTCAGTAGCTCTTCGCTACTGACAGGGGTGGGATATATATGACATTTATTTTCATATATACAAAAGTATATCATTTTTTTCAGAAGTTGTCAAATTGTCGATGGAGGTCGACAATATTAAGAAAGAAATCGTTGGCTACTCCCCTAGGGATCGAACCTAGAAATTCAGAGGTCAAAGCTCTGCGACTTTACCAGTTTGTCTAGGGAGTAATAAATACAAGCGGAAGTAGGATTGCACTACCAATCTTTCTTATGTTCACCATACTTTCATCTAAGACAATCATTACTAATATGTCACCATAAAATACTTCACTAGAACCGCTTGATACTTTGGCACACCCGTAAAGACTTGAACTCTAATAGACCGCTTTGGAGGCGGTTGTCCTACCATTGAACGACAGGTGTAAATATGGAGCAGGTTTTATTTGATGTAATCCCTGCCTAAATGTTCGGCTTCGTACTTTATAACTCATGATTCTTATATTTCCCCACCATAGCACGACTGGTACTTACCCTTGAGGCTCGTGCAACCCAATCAATTTTAACTAGAAATTGAACCGACACCATTTTGATTCGTTAGGTGTTTAACTAATCTATATACAACAATGCTCATCAGACATCATTGTTATATTCATGGTAGGAAAAGTAGGACTTGAACCCACGACCGCCGAGATATAAGCTCGGAACTCTAACCAACTGAGTTATTTTCCTAATATTGTGCTTACTACTGAACCTTTATGCACTCATGCTCGAGGAACTTTAAGTCCGAAAAATTTTAAGTTATTATTTCATAAGCACCCTAGAATAGATAACAGCGATGAACTAGCGTCCCATTTTTCATATCTGCTTTTTGTTATTATCAGGGGTTTACTTAATGCTACTCTCAAGTGCAATTCTAAACGAGTAAAGGCTTAATAATAACTGCTAGTTAATTCAATATTGACTACATTATCTACTCTAGGCTATCTATAAAATAAATATTTTTAATTATTGGTTGCCGCAGAGAGATTCGAACTCTCGACCTCTTGGTTATGAGCCAAGCGTGATAACCACTTCACTATACGGCGATAAATAAAATAAAGCCACTTGTTTCCAAATAATGTCAACATCTACAATTTATTCAGCCATATCTAACAAAAGTCCTCCCCGAGGAGCGACCTCGGTTATCTTTTGCCGTTTTTACAATAGATACCCTAATAGATACCAACTTTCACGTTCTTAGGAAATATACTTTTTTAACCTATCCGCAGGTTACAAAACTATCATATTCTAGCCCTGTCTTGATTTACGCTACTCGTACTTTCCCTTTATCTTATACCCTATCACTAGGTTCAACAAGACTTTATGCTTCCTTGACTTATTGCCGATTATATGGATGTCAACCCATTAATTCTTTCAACAACTCTACTCAGCATGAGCCTTTCAACTCACCCTTTCAAAGTTCACACGACAAGGGAAATGCCTTAATCTATAATGCCACACTACAATATCTCTTTTCAATGTTTTCATCTATGAAAATGTATTACTACATTTCCACCTTATCACCACAAGTCTGCACTCATATATCTAAGGATTGAGATACCTCCAGCCAAGATTGACTTCTTGTTTATCAACTGGTTTGACCTTACACTTGAATTATAACACTCTTTCATTCCTTCTGTCAATACTGAATTTCTGCACCCTTTCATAATCTTCGTTCCCGGGCTTCAAAACTAATCTCTTTTCATACTTCTCCGGGATTATCAAATGCCCTCTTTTCGTTTCAACACCCCTATATCGCTCTTCAAAATCTTCTAACATCTCATGTATATTTACCAAATTCCTTATATCTAAATACCCCTTTATATTCATATCTAACATCTCACAACTGATTAAATAAAACAATTCCTCATCGTATCTCTCGATTGTATGCAAATACGGGTGCGACGTACTCGCACACAACACACTTCCATTATTCTTAAAATATCCATTCTTTTCTACGTTTAAACAATTACACGCTTTATGCGATAACACCAGGTGGTGAAAACTATATGTGTCATCCTTCTGCAATCTATACCCCATAAAATCACACTTGCACTTCTTTAATCCATACTCGTTTATCATTGTAATCGTAACTTTTCTCATTATTCTTTCTCCCTTTTTTTTTTTCAATTAAAAAAGAGCATACTTATCCAATTATGCTCCATATATTCACAAAGATTATAACAACTAATACTGCTCTATTCATTCCCGACACCTTATCTTTTTAAAATATTAACATATCTTTCACTTTTTGTCAAAATACTCGTTTACAACTCGCCCTATTATCTCACTACAATTCGCAACTATATCACATACCTCTTCTTCACAATATTCCCTATCTGTATGACCAATATAACTATTTATGTAACAATGTGTTAACTCGTGATATAATGTCTTTCTCTTTCTGTCATCAGGCAAATCCTTGTCTATAAAAATCTTATTCAAATCGAAAAACGTAACACCAAACCATTTTCCATATTCACTATCAATCTCTTGTACTTTTTCTTCTTTTCTTTGCTCCATTATGTACCTTATGTCATTCTGACTTAACTCGCTTATATACCATACACAACCATTTATCTTAAAATTCATTATCTTTACCTTCCTTACCACCACATAGCAAAATATACCTTGTGATATAAATCAAATACTTCATTAACATACTCCACCGTCTGTAATTCATTTATCAGACTATCTTCTTTGATTATTTCGTCTGTTAAATATATTATCCTCTCTATTATGTCCCTTTGCGTATATTCCATTTTGTGATATTTGTATTTGTGATATGTTAAATCAACATACCTGTCTGCCCCTTTTAAATACTTCTTCATGTACTTATTTAACCACTTCATGCTTTCAATGTTTAGATTCCATTCGATTGGTGGTTTGAGTTTGTGTTGTAATCTCCTTATTATTCCCATATCTTTATGCTCCTTTTGAATATTGTAGCATGGTTTGGTGATGATGACAAGTGGTCTTTTTATAAAAATTTTGCTAACCCACTTCCTTTCACCTCCCGGCGGGTGGTTCTGTTTACCCCCTCAGGGGGAAGAAAAGGAAAAAGAAAACAACGACAACAAGGGCAAAAATCATTGAAAAATATGATTCAATTATATGTTAAAAAGTCGATAAATAAGCGAAAAACAACACCACAAAAAACAAACATACCACCACAGAAACAACCACCAGGGAACAAAAAACAACCATACCCACAAAAAGCATACCCCACAAGATCAACAACTAGGGGAACAAAACACACCACCACCCACAACGCCAACACCAAAAGCAAATAAAAAAGAGGTATATCCTTTACGATACACCCGGAACCGTTACACCATAACCGAAAAAATGCGATCGGTTAACATAATGTATATTATACGAAGCAAACATTTGTTCTTATCGTCAAGGGTTACTATACCACACCACCCATGATATAACCATAATATATGAGTGATGCTTTTCCCTTGCTACTTGAATTATAACAGGATAATTATGATCTTGTCAATGATAAAATAAAAGCAATTGTTATTGATTCAACTGAAAACGTCGTTTTCTGGACTGTTTACCATGTCCGGATGGACAAAATGTCCCTAAAATTCTGCAAAAAATCAAAATAAATAAAAAAACTTGTCACAATTCCCGTAAATATTAAAATGTAAACATAACAAAAACACAAAAAAAAATACAAAACAAATACAAACAAACAAACACAAAAAAAGTATCAAACAATCAAACAATCAATCAAACAAAAAAATAAACAATGTTTGACTGTTTTTCCCTTTATTTATGGGACATTGAACCATTTGTCAAACAATCAAACAAAAAATAGCTCTTCTTTTATATATAGAAAAAAAAAAAAAAAAAAAGCTACTTTACACAATAACCATTGTTTTAATAAAAAATCAATTAATTATTATTTTTTTTTCTCTTATATAATATGGATAAAATTTTTGTTTGATTCGTTTGATATATCAATTAATCTCTTTATTTATGGGAAAAAGTTATCAAACAAACTATCAAACATTTATCAAACAATCAAACAAAACTAACGAAAAATTGACAAATAAAAAATAATAAAAAAATATTAATTTATACTTGACAAATAAAAACAAATATAATATAATTATATTAAGAAAAGACAAAAAGGAATAAGAAAACATGATCTTTTCTGAAGGAGTGGGAAAAATGAAAAAAATATTTTTGAAAAACATGGAAACAGAAGCATTGAAAAAATTAATTGCAAACAATGAGGACTTTCTGGATATATTTAGAGAACAATTGCAAAACGACTGGGGAGAAATGCAAGAAGAAGAAAGCAGCTTGATGCTTGGAACAAAATGGACAAAATGGATAGATATTAAAGATCATTACAATAGTTTTTATTTAATACTAAAAGACTGGAGAATGTTCATTGATAATTTAGACAAAGATTATTTATCACCAGAAGGAATTGCACAATATGAAAAAATAATAACATTAAAAAATAATTTTGATGAATTAAATGAAGAAGAACAAGAAGAACAAGAAGAAATAATTGAAAACGAATGTAAAAAATTGTTGTCAATCTGTGAAAATATATTGCATGAGTATGAAGAAACACCAAAAGACTATGATGTTATAAATTACATTATTGATACAGATCAATTGATGTTTACTGATTATTACACATTTGAAAATGATTCAAAAATATACATTGACAAAACAAAAATTTTCAAGTAAAATATTAAAAACATATTGACAAATAAAAACAAAAATGTTATAATATTTATAGTTAAGAGTTAAAAGGATCTTAACAAAAAAAAAAGGAAATAGAAAAAAGGATGGGATATTATGAAAAATGAAAAAAGTTACAAAAAAATATTTTTAGAAAGTGAAACAAGCAGCGAACGCTTGAAAGTTGATTATATTAAATCATTATTGAAGAAAACAAAAAAAGAAATCGAAAGCATGGAGGACTGGGAAAAATCACGTTTTAGTTATTATTTAACAAGTAAGCAATGCGAACTATTAAATAATAACAACGTGGCAGATCTTAAAAAGTTGTTAAAAAAACAAATAGAAAAAGAAGAAAAGAAGCTACAAGAAGAAACAGAAAAAGCGATTGCAAAATATAACGACATTAAAAATTTAATTGATATTAAACACGCGATAATTGATGTTGAATGGTCAAGCGGTCGCCGTTCAATGGGTGCATATCAGACAAAAGCGGTGGCAAATGTTACATACAAGGATGGATCTTATAATTATTTTGAAACGGGTTACACTGGCGGCTGTGGGTATGATAAACCTTCAACAAGTTTTGGAGAAATTGCAAGTAAGTTATTAAAAATCGCACTTGTCAAAAATTATGATAAAAAAATCAAGAACAATCCAGAAAAGCATTATAAGTTTTATGCAGCAGAAAACGGATATTTTCAACACGGTGTTGGCTTGAATAGTTATATTCAATTTTTTAGAAATCTTGGTTATAAAGTACAAGAAATTTATCACAAGAACGAGAACACAACAATTATTATTGATAAATAAAAGGAAGGTGTAAAAGTATGAAAGAATTTATTGAAGAATTAAAACACAATCAAAAAATCAATATTAAAAAAGGCTTAGAAAATAGAGTTAACATTAATTATGTTATCGAACGTTTAGAAGATGTCAAAAAAGAAGAAAAACAACAAAATGATAATATAAAAAAATTAGTTGCTGTTGTCGATGATATTTTGACAAGATACACAAACGATGAAGCGGGACAAGGGCAAAAGAAACAATACAAGACAATGACAGAAGCCGAAAAATTAACTCTTTTTGTCAATACCGTTTTAACTTGTGCAGATTGGTGCGATTTTGAAACAGATCTAGTTATTAATTTTGATTATAACAACTATTAGGAGGTGTTTTATATGGACAAAGTGCAAACAATCAACAAATATTTTATAATTAAAAAGATCAACGCCGAAGTTTGCGAAACAATAAAAAGTGATAATTTTATCACTTTTAAAATACAACTTGACGATATAACACAATATAAAAAATTTAATAAAACAATGGAAAAAGAACTTTCCTATATCCTGGGAATGTCGGCGATATTAAAAGTTGCAAAAGATATTACAATCATTATAAACACCAGGGAAAAAACAAACAACCAAACAGACGGGATCATTCTAGACTTAGGACGCACAACCTTACATGATAGCGTTCTTGTCAACTTTTCAAAGAATCCACACTGGTTAATCGGTGGAGCTACTGGATCAGGAAAGTCCGTTTTCTTAAATAATGTTATAAATGATTTGTTAAAGTATTATAAAAATGATGTTCAATTCATGTTTATCGATTTAAAAATTGTCGAGTTTTCAAAGTATGAGAATTTAGAGCAAAATATTGCACACGTTGCGAACGACTTGAAAAGTGCAATTGATATTCTAGACAATGCAATTGATTTAATGATTAAAAGATATAAAAAATACAAAGATAATAAATGTTTGAATATTGAATCATACAACGAAAAACAAACAGACGGAAAAAAAGACCGTTATACATTCGTTATAATCGACGAACTTGCGGAGCTTATGCTATTAGATAAGGCGACAATCCAGGATAAGTTGCAACGATTGTTACAACTTGGAAGAGCTGCGGGGGTTTATGTTATAAGTGCAACACAACGACCAGACAGCAACGTTCTTGCGGGTACTTTAAAGGTCAATTATACTACAAGAATTTGCTTTAAGGTTTCAAGCGTTTATGATAGCAAGACTGTTATCAATCAAACAGGAGCGGAGCTATTAAACGGAGATGGTGACGGTTACATTTTGCAAAATGGATCAAGTGAGCTTGTGAGGTTTCAAGCATTCAAGCCATGCACAGATGAAGAACTAAAGAAAAACACAATCGAAAAAGAAGAAGAAAACACAACACAAAATATAGCTTTTACAACCAACTTTATTTTACCACCAACGAAAGCGAAGCAATCGAAGACAAGCGGTTTAGACGCATTGTCTAGTATGTCTAGGGGTATTAATAGAATCATGAGAGCATTTAAAGGACGTTAAAAGACACAAAAAAGATAGAAAAAATACTTTCTATCTTTTTAGTTTGTAACATTTTAAAATAAAAATAACTTAATTATATTATTTTACCCGCTTTTTAGCTTCATACAACAACTTTTTTATCAATCTTGATAAAATATACTAGAGAAACAAAAAAGCTCTAGAATGAGCTAAAAACACGCAAAAATGATATATAATATTTTTAGGTATAAAAAAAAAGAACAAATGTTCGACGAACAAATGTTCACTTTAATTTTTTTTTTCTTTCACTCACTCCGCTCTCTCGTGCGTGTGAGGATCAAATTCTCAAATTCTGAAATTACAGATTTGCTTCAATTATATCTTCAAAACTTGCTTCTTTGACTTCTAATAAAGCATTGACACGTTGTTCTCTTTCTTGTTGTTCTCGTAATGCTTTTAAAGTATCTTCGTTATTGATTTGTTCGACTGGTTGATTCGTATTTACAGATATTTCTTGTTGATCTCTCATGTTGAAATAGTTTTTAGCTTGGAAGATATAAGCAACACTATTTAGTTTTCCTTCTGTTGCACCTGTTTCTAGAGTACAATGACAATATTGTAAGGCATTGTTGCATAACTCATAGAATGGTGAGTTAGGGTTATGAGCATGACTTCGGATAGTTTCTGGACTGCATTTTAACCAACAAGCTAAACCAGACATTGTAGGTGTTATAGCAGTTTTAGAACATAACTCAAAATATTCACACATCCATTCAGAAAGCTCATCAGGTGTGTCAAAAAACGTACCCCTACCCATTGAGGTTTTTTTCTTATCTTTGAAGAGGTGGGTAACGATTTGATTATGATATTCTTGGACATTTTCTTGTCCAAAAAAACCTGTTTTTTCTAATTTACGTTGTACACTACCTGCTCTATATTCATTTTTTTGATTCAACCTATCATAAAACTCTTGTTCACGAGTTTCTTTATCTATTTCATGTCGAATTGTATCGACAGAAGCACCATAATTAACTAACATATAGAAATCACCTCTTACTATTATATCACAACAAATTAATAGTGTCAATGTAAATATACTTTTTATTGTACTTTCGGTACATTATTATTTTTTAAAAATATTAAAAGTGTGAGTTGACAAATGAAAAAGTGTATGCTAAAATGGTTTCACAAGGTAAGGAAAGGTGGAGTGTTATGATTGCACGACAAAGATATTATTTTATTGTTTCAAAAAAAGAGGATTTTTTGAAAGGTCATAGAATAAATTATATTGCAAATAAGAGTACATTAAGTTGTTCATATTTAGGGGCAATTTTAAGAAGCAAAAAACCTGTTGATAATGAAATAATATATATGGTAATGAGTGCTATTGGTTATTCTGAAAAAGAGATAAAAGCGTTAAAAGAAGAATATTTCAAAGAGGTGTAATATGTACGAAATGAGTATTGATAATTTAACAAAAGATCAATTATTAGATTCAGAATTTATCCCTAGCATATATGAAGAATATAATGGTGAAGAACGAAAAGAAGTAATTAGACAGATATTATTAGTCGCAAAAGATAGGAAAGTATTAACACAAATAAAGAAAGCACTAGAAAAACAAGAAAAAGTACAAAAGTTAGAATCACAAGATGGTAGTGCATTACTTTATATGAGTGTTGCAGAAAATGATAGAGTTGAAGTTACGATAGATAATTATGTTCAAGCTATCTTAAATACCCCTACCATAAAAAACAATATTTTTTATAATGAGTTTAGTGGTAAATTTGAAAGACGATTAGAAAATGGTACAATTAAGAATTGGTCAGATGTAGATGATGCTTGGTTATTAAATGCAATTGAAAAAGAATATGGTGTGTATGAACCACGAAAATGTGTATCAGCACTTAATTGTTGTATTAATGAATTAAGTTATCACCCTATAAAAAGTGTTATTGAAGAAAAAGAATGGGATGGAGTACCACGACTTGATAATTTTTTAACACGATATATGGGTTGTGAAGATGATGCTTATTCGGTACAAGTATCGAGAATGATTTTCTATGGTGGGATTGCAAGATTATATCACCCTGGTTGTAAGTTCGATTATATGCCTATTTTGATAGGATCTCAAGGAACAGGTAAGAGTTCTATAATAAATTGGTTGAATATGGATTGTGGTTCATTTAGAGAAATTGTTACAATCGAAGGTAAAGACGGATACGATATTTTGAGATATGGTTGGGTATGTGAATTTCCAGAATTACTTGCTATGGTTAAGCACCAAACGAATGAGGCTATGAAAGCGTATGTAACAAGACAAGTTGATTCATTCAGACCAGCATACGGAAGAAATTTTGTAGATATTCCACGACATTGTATCTTTATAGGTACAACAAATACATACGAATTTTTAACAGATAATGATAATAGAAGATATTTACCTATTATTGTAAATGTTGAAAAAGGTGAAATATTTAGAAAAGAAAAAGAGATTAAAGACTATATTTTAAATTGTTGGAGAGAAGCAAAGTATTTATTAGACAAAGGACAAATATATTTGACTATTCCTGAAAAATACAATGATATAGTTGAACTGCACAGAGATAGTGCTACAGAAGATGATCCAGAACTAGGTGTTATTGGTGAATATTTAGAACAAAAGAAAATCGGTGATAAAGTATGCTCATTAGATATATTCACAGAAGCTATGGGAAAATTAAGAAAGAATTATAGTAAGGTTAATAGTCGATATATTACAAATGCTATGGCAAAATTTAAAAATTGGCAACGTAGTGAAACGAATACAGATTTTGGTGATTTTGGTCGTCAAAGGTATTGGACAAAGATGAGCTAGGTGATAATATGCAAATGGAGAATAAAACAAAATTTGGTCATAATATATATGAAATTTTAGGTGATAAATATGTATTATATCGTGATTATGTTGATATTGTATACTTTTTAAAACATGATTTGCAATATGTTGAATTACAATATGACCAGTTGAAAAGCAAATATCAACAATTAGCAGCTCGAGAGCAATTAAGAAAATATGAAGAAGCTCAAAAAGAAAAAGAACTTAATGAGGCGACACAAGAACAAGAAAATGTTGAAGAAGTAGAAGAAAGGAATGAAGAAAATGGAACAGAACAATGAAGTAGAAGTACTTACAAGATGGCGTGATCCAATAATAGAAGAAAATTATAAAAAAATAAAATCGTTAGAAGAAAGAATTAGATTAAATTGTGAAGAAGTAGAACGTCTTAATAATGCAATTAATAAAATATACACTTATACAGAAGGATTATTGAACGATAACAAAATAGGTTCTGAATATGGTAAAGAAATATTAAAGATGTGTTGTGAAAAAGATGGAGAATGAGAAAGACGAATTACTTAACGAATTGACTTCTGTTAATAGTAGATATATCGAGTTATCAGATAAATTAATTAAATACATTGATGTTTTAACAGAGAAGCAAAAAATATTATTAAGATTACAAATTGATATTCTAGGAAGCTACTCAGATGTATTACAAGCTAGGATATTAGAATATGAAGAAGAATTTAAGTTGACATTGTAGGTTGAATATGGAAGATTTAAAAAGACATTTATGTAATACATTACTACGAAATAATATATTAAAAGAAAATGATGTTATAAGACATAGTTATACTAATTCACGAATGAAAGGTGAATTTAAGGACATAAAGCAAAATAATATATGTCCTACACTAGATACAAGATGTGATTGTTTGGGAGTGGTTGTAAACGATATGAGTTTTGTTTCTGAAAAATATGATAATTTTTATAATAAAAATGGATATATACCAGAAATGTTTAATCCATATAATGAATATGAATTAAAAACAGAATCACCGACAATAACTACACAATGTGGTAGTACTACAAGTAGTAGTACGATATTAATTAAGGAGAATAATATGAAAGATGATATAAATGTTATAGGAAATTATAGTCCTAGCAATCATAATGCAAGTAGAATAGTGGATAGTAATGGACTATCCCCTACTGTTATGGAAAATCATGGTACTATAACTGCAACGAATGTAAGTAATTTAAGAATAAGAAAATTGACTCCAAAAGAATGTTTTAGACTTATGGGTGTTAAAGATGAAGATAGTAAAAAATTAAATCATTTATCAAATGCAACAAAATATCACCTTGCTGGTGATTCGATTGTTGTTAATACTTTAGAAGCTATATTCAAATCAGTATTATTAGATAATCCTGTTTTAGATAAAAAACCAATTAGATTAATAGAGTTCTTTTCTGGTTATGGATCACAAGCGCTTAGTTTAAAATATTTAGGAATACCTTTTGAACATTGGAGAACTTGTGAATGGGCTATAAATAGTATAGATGCTTATAAAAGTATACACTTTCCGAATAATAACGAAAATTATACTGAGCAAATGACTAAAGATGATTTAGTAAATTATTTATATCAAAAAGGTATTTCAAGTAATTGGAACGAACCTATGAAATTGGAATCTATAAAAAGAAAATCAGAAAGTGATTTAAGAAATATCTATAATAATTGTAAAATTATAAATAATTTAATAAATATTCAACAAGTTCATTCAAATGACTTAGAAATCATAGAGAGAGAGAGAAGTATAACTACATTTTGACTTATTCATTCCCTTGTCAAGATTTATCACTTGCCGGTAAAACACAAGGAATGAAAAAAGGTAGTGGCACTCGTAGTGGTATGTTGTGGGAAGTTGAAAGAATATTAAAAGAGTGTAATGAAGATTTACCCCAAATGCTTTTAATGGAGAATGTACCCCAAGTAGTAAGTAAGAAAAATAAAGAAGATTTCGATGAATGGGTGTCCTTTTTAGAAAGTAAAGGGTATATCAATAAATATTGTATGCTAAATGCTAAAGAAGTTGGTTATCCAGAACCTATCCCACAAAACAGAAACAGATGTTTTATGATAAGTGTTTTAAATTCAACACAAGAAATAATATTTCCTGAAAAAACAGAAAGAAAAAAAGTTTTGAAAGATTTATTAGAAGATGTTGTAGATGAAAAATATTATTTATCAGACAATATGTTAAAATGTTTTATGAGTGATGGTACTGGTAATTATCCAAGAAAAGAAAGATTTTTGCAAAATATAAATAGAGATAATCAAGATGTTGGAAATAGTGTTACAACTCTTGCTGGTAGTAGACCTACTGATAACTTTGTTTGTTGTGAAACTAGATACGATGAGGGTTTAAGATTTTTCAATGATAATTGTTGTGGTGCATTAAGAACAACTGAAGCATGTGGAAACAAGTCATTATTAGAAACATTACAAACAAATGAAATCCCAAACAAAGAAGTATTATATATAGATGGTTATAATAAAAAGATAAAAGATGATGATATATCGAATACAATAACAACTAGAGTAAGTGCTAGTAATAATGACTTTTTACTTATTAAAAATGCTACTAAAAAAGGATATTTAGAAGCTACAGATGGAGATGGTGTTGATATATCGTCAAGAATGGAATATCATCGTGGAAATGTTCAAAAGGGTTGTGTTCAAACATTAAAAACACAACCAGATGTTGGTGTTGTTGTTAATGATAAATTAAGTGAAATATTGAAAGGATTATAATATGTTTAAGAAAGTAATTGTTGTGGCAACAGATGAAGAATATGAATTAGCTAAAAAGAGATTCAAAGGACATAAGATAATTAAAACAGGTGTCGGTGGTATAAATGTAATAGAAACACTAAAGCATTTCCCTAAGCGGCTAAAAATCGTAAATTTTGGATATGCTGGAAGTAATATGATACCTATTGGAACAGAAGTAGAAATTAGTTGCTGTTCCTTATACCACCCGAATTGTGAATTTGTAAGTCCTTCTTATACATTAAATAAAAATGGAAATATTCGTTGTTATACAAGCAATGATTTTGTATTACAAACAGATTTATTAAATCCTTGTGTATTTGATATGGAATTAGCTTATATATGTGCATTAGGATTTAAAAATGTAGAATCGATAAAAATAGTTAGTGATAATTTATCACTAAATCAATATGAGGAGAATGTAAAATGAAATTATATAATGAAGATTGTTTAGTAGCATTAAAAGAAATACCAGATGAAAGTATTGATTGTGTTGTAACAGATTGTCCTTATCATATAGTAGGTGGTGGAACAAGAATAGAAAAATTAGGTGATGAACCTAGTGGTATTTTCAACAAAAGAAGTGAGTATGTTCCACAAAAAACAAGAGGTGGATATTTGATGAAAAAGGGAAGCAAACATGTGTCATTAAGTGGTATACTCAATGATAGTGATCCAACTACTTATACCAAAAATGGTAAATTATTCAAACATAATGATATTAAATTTGAAGATTGGTTACCAGAAGTGTATCGTGTTTTGAAACAAAATACGCATTGTTACATTATGATAAATCCTAGAAATCTTGCAGAGCTTCAAACAAAAGCTGAAAAAGTAGGTTTTAAATTTCAACAAATACTTATATGGGCTAAAAACAATTCGACACCAAATAAATATTATCTAAATTCTTATGAAATGATTTTAATGCTACGAAAAGGGAAAGCGAAAAATATAAATGAGATGGGAACTAAAAATATATTACAAATAAATAACATTATAGGTAATAAAAAACACCCTACAGAAAAACCAGTAGAACTTATGGAAATTTTAATTAAGAACTCAACTGGGGGGGGGGGACAAAGTCCTAGATCCATTTATGGGTGCAGGTAGTACAGGAGTTGCTTGTAAAAACTTAGATAGGGATTTCATAGGTATTGAAATAGACGAAAAATATTTTAAAATAGCAGAAGAAAGAATAATGGATACCCCACAAAAAGACACCCCTACCATTAATAATATTTTAGAAAGGTTGTGACAAAGTGGTGTGGAATGTTTTTTATTACGATAAAGAACAAGAAAAGTTTATTATAAAAAATATAATCACAGACGAGTTAATTGAAAAAGTAAGATATGCTTTGAAACATTCAAAAACATTTGATTATGTTCAACGATTAATAAGGAATTATTTTTTGACCGATTATTTTGATAAACCAGAATATGTGTTTAACATGTCTAAAGACGATAATGAAAATAAAGAAGAAATGGACGTATGGTTTCAAATAATGATTAATTTAGAAACAATAACAGAATTTATGATAAGACGAATAGCACCGAAGAGAAGTCTTAAATTTCAAAAGTTGAGATAATTTTCAACTTTTTTTAAAAATGTTATTGACAAATAAATACACATATAGTATTATTAGGTTAATAGAGAAAGGAATGGGAAAGATGAGATTATGGCATTATAAATTGATTCCAGTCTTACCAAAAGACATGTTGGTGAGTCAATGGAGAGAATGTATAGCAATTAAAAGACAATGGGAAAAAGGAACATTAAAACATAGGTTAGTTAGTTATGTTATGGATGATAAAGAACTATTTATGAATTATGTTGATAAAGTATTGCATGAAATGGACAGAAGAAAAATAAAATATCAATATAAATATTATTATGAAATAAAAGACTTTTGTAATCCAAATCATTTTAAAACTGGTCATCATTATAAAGAACACAATGATAGATATTTAAAACAATGTTATTATAACTTACAAGAAAAATATGATCGTGGAATCATTACAAAAGAAGAATGGCAAAAGATAGAAGATTTATTTAAAAGTGAGGTGGACTAGAAATGAAAGATTTAAAAATATTTACAAATAACATAGAACAATCTGCTAAAGATCAGATTGATTTATTGCTACAACAAGAAGCATTTAAAGATTGCAAGGTAAGGATAATGCCTGATGTTCACGCAGGTGCGGGTTGTGTTATTGGATTCACAGCAAATTTAGGTGATAAAGTAGTACCAAATCTAGTAGGTGTCGATATTGGTTGTGGTATGCTTTGTATAGAACTAGGTAATATTGATATTGATTTAGAAAAATTAGATAAAGTGATAAGAGAATATGTACCTAGCGGTATGAATGTTCACGAAAATGCAATATGTGATTATGATTTAACAGAATTATATTGCTGCAATGAATTAAAGAATAAAGATAATTGGCTAGGTAAATCTTTAGGTACACTCGGTGGTGGTAATCATTTTATAGAAATAGATGTTGATGATGAAAATAATAAATATTTAGTTATACATACAGGTTCAAGAAATCTAGGAAAACAAGTTGCTGAAATATATCAAAATAAAGCAATAGAATATTGCTCTTATAAAAAAGAAATGCAAGAAGATATAAACAATATGATAAAAGAATATAAAGAGCAATGCAGAGAAAAAGAGATACAACAAACATTAATTGAAATACATAAAAAATATGAAGGAAAAACAAAATTGCCAAAAGATTTATGTTATTTAGAGGGAAAAGATAGAAAAGACTATCTTCATGACATGAAAATATGTCAAAATTTTGCAATTTTTAATAGAAATATGATTGCAGCTAATATATTGAAAAATATGAGTATTAAAGAAATAAAGTCTTTCCATTGCACTCATAATTATATAAATTTTGATGATAATATTATCCGTAAAGGATCAATATCAGCTAGAAAAGGTGAAAGAGTTATTATACCTATGAATATGAGAGATGGTTGTATCATAGGTGTGGGGAAAGGTAATGAAGATTGGAATTATTCTGCACCACACGGAGCTGGAAGAACAATGTCGAGAAATATTGCAAGACAAACATTAAATATTCAAGATTTTAAAGATTCAATGAATGGCATATATACGACTTCTGTTAATGAAGATACAATAGATGAAGCACCAATGGTATATAAACCAATGCAAGAAATTTTAGAACATATTAAAGATACTATTGAAGTTGAGAAGATAATTAAACCTATATACAATTTTAAGGCAGGTGAATAAAATGCAAAAACAAGAAATATTTAAAGAGCTATCTAACTATAAAAAGATACTAGAAGAAAAAGGTTACAATGTCATCTATGTAGGTTTATATGGAAGTCAAAATTATAATTTAGATGATGAAGAAAGTGATATTGATGCAAAAGCAATTATATTACCTTCATTACACGATATTATCTTTAGAAAAGTCACGAGTACAACTATCGAATGTGAAAAAGGAAATATTGATGTGAAAGATTTATTAACATTTTATGATGTTATTAAAAAAGGTAATTTTAGTTATATTGAAGCAATACAAACCGAGTATTCTATTGGAGATAAATATATCAAAGAACTTTTTAAACAATTTAAAGTGAATAAAAAAAGTGTATTAGGTGCTATGTATGAAAAGAGAAAGGCACTTACTCATGAATATCCTAGCAAAAAGGTTGAATTTGAAAAATGGGGATTTGATCCTAAACAACACCATCATATTTTACGTCTTTATGATTTATTAAATTATAACTTAATGCACAATGAAAATTTAAGTTATTTATATTATAAAGATGATGATAAAAGAAGAAAAGAATTAATAAATTATAAAAGAAATAAAGATAATATTGCAAAAACAATAATAGAAGAAGATAGTGATTTAATTATTGAAATGGCTAGAAATTTAATTGATTATAATTATCATTATGAAGTTTTAAATATAGATGATGAAATAAATGCTTATATAGAAAACAAAATAAAATTGGAAGTTAGAAATACAGATGTTAGTTATGCAAGAGAGTTAAGAACTTTTGATAATCAAATACCTAAAAGTGATTTAAAGAAGTTTCCTATTTTAGAACAATATCAAGGTCAAGACATATCTTATATTGTTACAGAAGGAATCGAAATTTTGTAGAGGTTAAAATGACAACAGAACGAAGAAACGAGATAAAAAAAGAATATTATAATAAAATAAAAGATATGTATAAGCCAGAAGCATTGAAATGGATTGAAGAAGTAATGTTTCAATTAGATATGATAGATAGATGGGATTTAGAAGAAAGAACTTGTTTTGAAGTTCTTATAGAAATAAAAAAAGAAATTATGGAGGAAAATTAAAATGAAAAGGAATTATGAAAAACAAGAAAAAGTATTTAATGTAATAAAAAATTTTATTAAAGAAAATGGTTATGCACCTACTTATAGAGAAATAGCTAAAATTGTTGGGATAAAAAGTGCTGGAGATGTAACTAAATATTTAAGAAAATTGAGAGAATCTGGATATATAACATATAAAGATGGTGGAAGCAGAACAATAATAATTTTAGAAAGTGAAGTGAATTAGATTATGTCTTGGGAAGAATATGCAAAATTATTATTAGGAAGTAAAAGAGTTGCAGAAATTAAAAAAGAATACAATTTATGTACTAAAAAATACACTTATGGGAGATATAAGAATTATCTTAATAAATTAAAAAGAGAATGTAAAAAATTGGAAAAGGAGATTAAATAGATATGTTAAAGATAAAATATATAGGAAGAACAACAATACCATTAGCACTAGCAATGGGTGCAATACCAGCAGTTACTAATGGAAAAGAGTATGAAGTTATTTTGGATAATAAAGAAAGTGGTTGTTATATCATAATAGACGACGATAATAAGACAATACCTATAAGAAAAGAATTGTGTGTAAAAGTAGGTGATGAGTAAATGAATAATGACATAAAAGAAATATTAGAATATTTAAAAAATGAAAATAATTATGATGAGTTTGATTGCAGTGGACAAGCATACATTGAACTAGAACAAGAAGAAACAAAATTATTATTAGATTACATAACTAATTTACAAAAAAAAATAGATTTTATGACAGACAGAAATGATAAAAAGCAAGATAGAATAGATAAAGCAATAGAATATATAAATAGTGATAAACATTTAGAGGGTTGGATAAATATAGAACATTACGGAGAAAGAGAACAAGATTTATTAAACATCTTACAAGGAAGTGATGAAAAATGATAGAAGAAAAAGTTGAATGTAAAAGATTAGGTAATGAATATAAAAATTTATTTGAAAAAGTAATATATTTTATTAATTACACACCATTTGCAAAAGAATTTATTAGTGATAATGATTTAAAAATGTTAAGTGATTTAGATTTATTTTTGAATACAGGAAAATATGAAATAATAGAATTTGGAACGAGAAAAAGTCCTTTTGATGTAACCAATGCTTTAAAAGAAAAGGACGAAGAAATATCTCGTTTGAATAATATAATTGATGAGTTGGGGAAATGGCTCAATGATGAAATAATTAGAATAAAAAACATTTCAAAAAAAGTAAAAGTTCCACCATACGGTCAAGAAAAAGAATATTATGAAAAATATATTTCAAGTTATTCTATGGTATTAGATAAATTAAAAAAATTGAAAGAAGGTAAAGAATGAATGAAATAGAAAAGTATTTAAACGAAAGACAAATTGAATTAGAAAAAGATTATGCCTTTGAAATTCAAAGATTTAAAATGCAAAATAAAAAATCTAAAAGCATTATAGAAATTGAAACATTAATAGAAGATGTATATTGTAGTTATTTTCCAACTATTGATAATATTAACATTAGATTGAACGAAATTATAAGATTAAAAGAATATTTAAACAAAGTAAACGGAAAGGTGAATGAAAAATGAAAAAACTATATGAGCTACCAGAATATCAAAATATTAAATTATATTTTGATGATAATATTGAAAATATAAAAGACATAGTAGTAATATTTGACCATATTGACGGCTTATATAGTTATTGTTGGTTAGAAGAAGACAAAACAAAAATAATACATATAAAAGCAACAACGCCTTTTAAAGAATATAAAGATGGTTATAAATACTATGGAGATGTATGAACAAATGGAATATGAGGTGAGATAATGAAAACAATTAAAATAATTGATTTGTTATACAAAATACATACTGGAGAAAAACCAATTAAAAAAATAAAGTATAAAGATAAAATTTTTAATTATGAAAGATACGTAGTAGGTGAAGGCGATTCATATTTTGATGCTGAATGGAAAGAAGTAGAAGGATATAGAGCAGAAGTGAATGGTACTTTTTATTATTTATGTGCCGATACAAGTAATCTTGAAGATGAAGTAGAAATAATAGAAGAAGAACCTAGAAATATAGAAGTATGTGGTAGTTGGTTTACGAAAACAGAATATGATAGATTAGCACACCCAGAAGAAGATAATAAAATAGAAAAATTAATTCCAACATCATTAAAGGGTATAGATAATTTAGATGAAAAAATAGAAGTATCACATATTGATACTATGAGTGTCATAGACAAAATCAATGAAATAATAGATGTTATTAACAAAATGAATGGAGGTAAAGAATGAAAGATACATTTAATTACGAAGTAAAATTAGCAGATGGTAAAAAATTTAAGTTCTATTTTACTAATAGAGCTATTGAAATATTATTAAAAAGCTACGATATTGAATATAAAGTATTCAAATATGTGGATGGTAATAAAATAGATATTACCGATAAGAAAAATGTTAAATGAAAGAAGGTAAATAATGGAATTAGTAGCTATATTAAAAATAATATTCCCAGCCTTAATGGTAATAGGTGCATTGGGAAGTTTGATAGTAAATATCATAACAAAAGGTAATTGGGCAACATCGTTACAATGGTTAGGTGCTATGTTGCTTTATACTGCATTGTTATTTAGAAATAAGTAGGAGGAAATATGAAAATGTTTAGTTTTGTAAAAGGATATACGAAAGAAGATTACAAACAAGCTATATGCGATTGTTGTGATGATATAAAAAATAGAGCAGATGATCTATTATGTGATTTTGACAAACACATACGAGAAATAAATATTACTTTAAAAGTAGAATCTGGTAAAGTATCTGTGATAAATGTCAATAAAGAAATGTGTGTCGAAAAAGAAATTGAAAATGAAAAAGGAGAATAATTAAATGAGAATATGTATTTTTGGTGGTAGTGGTAGTTTTGGAACAGCGATGACAAAACATTTATTAAAAGAAACAAGTTGGGATATTGTGATTTTCAGTCGAAATGAAAAATTACAATTTGAACATAAGCAGAAGATAAATGATGATAGAGTTAAATATGTTATTGGAGATATTAGGGATTACGAAGCGGTTTATAATGTTCTTGAAAATGTTGATCTTGTTATATTAGCAAGTGCTATGAAACATATTGACAAGTGTGAAGCAAATCCTGATGAATGTAAGAAAACAAATATTGATGGGTGTATAAATGTTATAAATGCAAGTATAGAAAGAAATGTTCAGAAATTAGTATTCTTATCAACAGATAAGGCAACAAATCCATCTACCTTGTATGGATGTTCAAAATTATTTGTCGAACTTTATTGCCAATGCGTAAATAATAAAAATACAGAGATAATAAGAACAAAATACGGAAATGTTTTATTTAGTAATGGTAGTGTAGGACATATATTTTCTAACCTAGCAAAACAAGGAAAATCATTAACAGTTACAACAAATGAAAAAGGTGAAAGTCATAGAAGATTCTTTATGACAATAACACAAGCTGTAGATTTAGTATGGTATGCTTTATTAAATGGTAACAATGGTGATTTGTTCGTTTATGATAATAAACAATGTAATATTGAAAAATTAGCAAAATCATTTAGTGATAATATCACATATATAAAAGAACGTTGTGAAGAAAAGACAGACGAAGCCTTGTTAACTGTTAACGAATTAAACCATTCAACATTTGAAGAAGGTAAATATTATAGAGTAAATAAAAACATATCTAATAATAATATGTATAATATACCATTCACAAGTGAAACTGCAAAAGAGTTATCTGATGAAGAATTACAAGAAATGATTGACGAAAGTAAAAAGTTAGGAATGATATAATGATTAAATTAAGTATTATAATGCCATCGTATAATTCCGAAGAATACATAAGAACAGCATTAGATAGTATACCGAAGTCGGAACAAATAGAAATAATCGTCATTAATGATGGTTCAACTGATAGAACAAAAGAAATTGCACAAGAATATAATGTTACTTTGATAGACCATAAAGAAAATATGGGTATTGGATACTCAAGAAAAGAAGCTATTGAACAAGCAAAAGGTGAATACATTATGATGTTAGATAGCGACGATTACATTGTAAGAGAAAACTTTTTAAAAGCATACGAAATGCTTGATGGATCTGATATTGTTTATTATGATTTAGAACAAAATGATGGGGTGGTATTGCATTTAACCCCTACCACTAAAGGAATTTATCCTGGTGCAGTTAAATTCATAAAAACAGAGTTTGCAAGAAAGTTTGAATATCCTACGGTTAGAAAATATGAAGATGTTAAATTCAATGCTTTAATAAGTACTATCGAACATACAGAAAAATATACAAACTTAATTGTTGTTCATTACAATTTTCCTAGATATGATAGTACTTCTGCAAAATGGGCAAGAGGTGAGTTATAATGAAAATTCTTATATTATCGTGTGATAAGTACGAACCTTGTTGGAAACCATTTTTCACATTACTTGATAAATATTATCCTAATCATCCAAAAGTATATTTAGTAACAGAAACAAAGATTTGTCCTTATGCTCAAACGATAAACGTAAATAGTCCTATATGGTCAACGAGATTCAGAAAAGCATTAGAAGTCATACCAGATAACGAAGTACTTGTTATGTTAGATGATTTTTTCATACGAAAACCCGTCGATGAAGAAAGAATCAATAATATAAAAATTGATGATAAAACATTCTGTTATAATTTTGAAATAAATTATCGTGAACCAGCTTTGAGATTAGATGGATGGGACATACAAAAAAATAATCAAATTTATCTTAATAGTTGTCAGCCAACAATATATAATAGAAAGCTGTTAATTGAAAGATTACAAGAAGACAAAACACCGCAAGAGTGGGAAACAACCGTTATTAATAGTCCTTATATCCATTATATTAATAATCAAGACTTTATTATTGATATAGGGTATCGTCACCAAGATTTAAGTATAGGTTGGGGTATTACTCGTGGGAAATTAGCAAAAGAGTGTCTTGAATTTTTAGAAAGTGAGGGATTAGCAGATGAAATTAAGCATTGTTACCCCTTACTATAATGCTCTAGAATATATAAGAAAACTTAATTATGTTTTATCGACACAATTAAACGACAAAGTCGAATGGATAGTCGTCGATGACGGTTGTAATGAAGTAGAACTTGATTCATTTAATGCAAAAGTGATACATTTGGAACACAATAGTGGAGGTGCAAGTGTTCCTCGAAATGTCGGTATCGAAAATGCACAAGGGGAATATATTGCCTTTATCGATGCAGATGATTGTGTAACATTTGATTATATTGAAAAATTATTGAAAAAAATAGAAGAAGGTTGGGATTATTTCTATTATGGTTGGGCATCACCTAAATATAAGATAGTAATTGAAGATGAACCACCATTCTGGAATTGTTGTGTATGGAATTGTGTTTATAAGAGAGAACTTATAGGTAACGAAAGATTTAATCCTGAAATTATCGTTGGTGAAGATTATGATTTTAATATAAGAGTTAGAAAGGGTACTCATTCTAGTATTAAAGATATTCTTTATTATTACAATGATACACCTAATTCTTTAATAAAGAGGAGTACACAGAATGATAAGTAAAAATATATTTTATTTTTCAAATTTGAATGTCATAGGTGGAGTTGAAAGTTTCTTCTACTATATGGCTAAAAAGTATCAAGATTATGATATAACAATATTTTATAAAACTGGTGATCTTAAACAAATAAAAAGATTGCAAAAATATGTTAGAGTATTACCTTATAAAGGTCAACATATTAAATGTGAAAAAGCATTTTTCAATTATAACGCAGATATTATTGAAAATGTTGAAGCAAAAGAGTACATTCAAATAATACATGCTAACTATAAAGACACTAAAACAGAAGTACAT